CCATGCGATTAGAATAGGGTTGGGAAACGGTCAATCCACTATCAGCGTATTTGCAACATCAAATGTGGATAATTTCATCGAATATGTTCCAACTATAAACGTAAAGAATTCACCAACTTTACAGACCACAAATTCCCCTCCTGCCAATGCGACTACTCCGGTTCTTTGGATAGGAGTAACAAACAACGGAAGCCTTTACAAAGTTCCACTTTACCAATGAAAAAAATATTTATCACAATCTGTTCAGTTTGCGTGTTGGCAGTCTGCGTCTCCGGCCAGCGTGTTGACAGCGTTGCCCATTATGTTGCTGATTCGATTTCGACCAACAACATCACCGTGCCGGTGGTTCAGTCCGGCATTACCAATGTAGCTCTGATTGGTGTATCTTCATTCACGTTCAACTGGAAGACTGCATTTCCGAATAATAATTATGCTATCAGCATGACCGAGAACGGACTTTCAATTCCGGGCTTATCAATCACGGCACAGACGACAACTAATTTCAGCATGAGCATGACGGCGTTGACGTTCACGGGAAATCTTGTGGCGACCGGTATCCAACTGACGCAATGAAACCCACCTTCGCCATCCTGTGCCTCTTGGTGCTGGCGTTGATTGCTAGTGGCTGCAACCACGATTTCAACCATGGTCTATGGTAAAATATTTAATCATATTTCTTCTCGCCCTGTGCGCCTCGTTGCAGGCCGGACAATTTGGTATAGGTTGGGATTTTACAAACACTATGCCACCGAATTGCGTGTTTGCAGTGTTTGAATCTACCAACGCTCAATATGATATTGGTAGAATGGGAGTTACCGGATTAGCTGCACCCATTGGAACTGTAACTAACGTAACCGGATTCAAGATGATAATTTTCACAAGCAACAAGTTCATTTATTTTCAAGAGTCAAATCCAATGGATTTTTATGCGGTTTGCACGTCGAATACTGTTACACATTCAATATCCACCTTTGCAACTCATAAATGAAACTAGATAAATATACAAAACAAACAGTTAGTGTTTTATTTGGGATAGTTGTAGTTATAATTATTATTTACTTAATGATGTCTTGGTGCTTTAAACAATAATATTACTTATGAATGACAGACTATCTGATGTGGCTATTTTAGCAATGTTTGGTGGTATTTGTGTTTGGAATACTGTTTTGAGTGCGGCTTACTTAGGTATGCTGCTAAAACTTAATAAAATTCAATTTGTGAATGACTTATTTATTGATACTCTTGGTGAGAAAATAGCAAAAGCATTACATAATCAAGATGACCATTTATACTTAGATAATCTATTAAACAAATATTTAGACCGTAATTATGAACTATCAATGGAAGAGTGGAAAGAACTAGCACATAGATGTGAAGATATTTTACATGACGAAGCTAGAGTCTCTAAGATAGAACGTAGTCTAGCCGGTATTTTAGGTGCTGTTTGTGAGCATAAATTAAAAGCAAAGTATGGTAAGATTACAACAAAGTCTGATGAATTGTGAAACCTTTGAACACAGTTGAACGTAAGCTGTCTAAAACTTTAGCTATGAAATCAGCAACTGGCAAGAAAATAACTAAGAAAGAAGCAATACAATTAGCTAAGTTGGCAGATAGATGTCAAAAGAATAATTTAATATGAATATGGAAGAGCAAACAACAATATCAGTTAAAGCACCTAAAGATGATTCAACTAAAAAGTCTGAATCTCAACTAATGAATGTATCCATGCGTGGATGGATTACTCTTATTGTTGTTATTTGCGTATGTGGTATGGAGTGGTTTAAGATTGGGGTTACAGAACCTCTTTACTCTATGACACTAATTATAGTAGGATTTTATTTTGGACAGAAACAAAGTATAACAACACCCCCAACAAGACAGCAAATAACTATGCAAGGTTCACCAATTAGTAACCTTGGTTCACAATCTAACCAACCACCATCAGGTAATATGATACCTCAATAATTATATGACATTCTCACTGTGCTATTGGATACTAATTCTAATGTGGCTAGTATTCGGACTTTATACTAATCGCACCAACCTTCGCGGGTTTGGTGGAGACTTACTTTTATTCATCCTTCTTGTTTTACTTGGATGGGTAGTATTTGGACAACCTATACATCATTAAATGACCATGAAAAAATTAATACTTATCTGCGCGACTTTCTTTTGTGCATTATCTATTTATGCACAAGCAACATATGTAAATGGAGTATTGCAAACTAATGGGATGCCAACATTACCTCCTACAATAGGGGTGTTTGCCATTCCTCCACCAGTTACTACTCTTCCAGAGCCATCTGGAATTACTTCAACTCTTAATCTATCTGCTACTAATTGGGTAGTAATTCCATTTGCTATTTATGATACTTCAACTAAAGCATTTGGTGAAGGTGCAGCTATACTGTACCAAGTTAATCCAGTTCTTTGGACTGGACTAAGGATTCAAAGTGTTGACCATCAAAAGACTGAGGCAGGAGTTCAAGCACAAATACAAGCAACATATACTGTTGGCAGCTTTGTAGTTCATCCATTTCTTGAAACTTCAGTAGGAATGGGAAGTTCGTCATTGTATGGTAGTGTTGGGCCAGGAGCTTGGGTTACTCTATTTTCTCACAACTTTAGTAATAAATATATTCTTAATATGGGATTAATAGGTGATTATGAGCATTATGTGTATTCCACTAAAAATGGTAATGACATTGATGCAGGACTAATGATTAATCTTTGTTGGTAGTATGTCAGAAGAACAAGAACATTATAATTTGTCACATCAAATATTAATGGCAATACAGCAAACCGAAATAAAAATCCTTGAAAGGATAAAAGAACTGGAGAATAAAATTATGACAACACAGGCACAACTAGATGCTGCAATAGCAGCACTTCCACAAGAACTTGAAACTGCACTTGAAACTGCACTAGCACCTATTATTGCTGCAATTCAAGCTAAAGCTACAAATGTAGATTTAACTGCCGAAGTATCTTCTCTTAATGCTATTCCTGCTACAGTAGCAAGTGCAGTAGCAACAGCAATTACACCAGCACCATAAGTAATATGGAGTCAGGATTCTCAACTGTAGATGTAGAGATAATCTACTCGCTTGATTTGAGTGTATGTAAACTCATCAAGCCTGTAGATTATATTTCTAAAAGTGGTATGCATTACAGAATCCCAATAGGAGCATCTACAGATTTTGCATCTGTGCCTAAGGAGTTGTGGGGTGCACTACTATTCTTAATACCTACTGGATGGTATAGTTTGCCAGCAGAGCTACATGATTCTGCATACCAGAATACTTTACAAGTTATTGATGGTCAATGCAATATAATGATTGCCAATCTCAACGAACAAGAGTCTAATGACCTTCTACTAGAAGCTATGCAGTCTATAAAACCGCAGCCAACATTATTTGAGAAAGCACAGATGGATGCCATATACGAAGGTGTGACAATTGGTGGATGGCACGCGTTTAAGGAAGATAGGAGTTAATATTATGCCTCCCCCAATTGTGCCACCTCCATCTAATGACTCAGGAGCATTAACTGTTCCTCGGCAACTGCAAAGATGGTTAGATGAAAACCCTGTTACAAAGTTAGATAGATGCGGAACTTTCATAACTTTGCCAGCCTTTAGTGTTAATGTGAATTGGCAAGGATACTCAGATATAGTTGCAGCATTTACATTTGAAGGAACACATAATTTTACTTTGAAACAAATAGCTACTGTTGTTCCACTTAGTAACACTGGGCCTCAACCATTTAGTGGAACTGCCATTGGAGCAGAAGGTGGAGGTATGTTAATATGAAAAAGTATTTAGTAGGAGCGAGTTGTGGTTGTATTTTACTCTTAGTTATAGGGGCAGGTCTTAATATTACTCCAGTTTCATTATTTCCAAATAATCCTAATCCTGCACCTAGTCTACTATTACTACTCTCTAACACTGGTGTTGGCAACTATAATATAACAGTAGGACAATTTGAGAATTTTTTGGCCAATGATACTAATTTTACGAGTCAATTATTAACTACGAATCTCATAAATATAATTACCACTAATGTTTATACTTATGTTACTAATACTATAACTACTAATATAATAAATCAAGTAACCACTAATGTAATAAATTATATCAATACTAATCTATACACATGGTCAACTTTCCCTTCTAATACTAATAGTTTATCTATTAATAATTCTTATTGGAAATACATTTCTACTAATAATGTTGGAATAACTAATATAACTGGGACTGGAGCATGGGCATCATTGTCAGTTAGCAATTCATCTACTAATACTATAACCCTTAGTATGACAGTTGGTAGAGCAGGAGTAAATTCAACTAACTTACTATCTATACTTGCTGGTAAGTGGGGAATTGTTAGTTATTTAGTAAATAGTGGAGTATTAACTAATTATTGCACAACTACGTTTCAATGAAATACTTAGTAATACTATTAAGTTCCTTGTCATGCTATAGTCAATCTATGACTATGAATGATTTGCCATTTATTGACCAACAAATAAATAGCCAAATAACTCCTTCCTATCTTTCATTAACTAATAACTTAGGTAATAATGGTGGTTCTCCATCAGGAACTTTAACTTTTACATTAGACTCTAGTGTATATCAGACTAGCACTAACTCAATCAATGTTGATATTGCCACAGTTCCAGGAATTGATAATGCTGTATCTATATCAGTTCCAACAATACTATTTACTATAACTGGAACTGGTAATTGGGGAAGCACTATATCAGCTATATCTATATCTCCATCTTGGAATAACTCACCAGCTAGTCCTAATAATACAACTTTTAACGTAGTTCAGCAAGGTGTAGGTAATGTTGGATATACCACTGATGGCTCAGGCAACGGCTTTTTTCAAATAGAGTGTTCTCAGAACACCCCTGGACAGTCAGCAGCTATATTTTTTATTGCTGCTTTAGGAGTTGCTAATCCTCAAACATTTACAATTACTATAACAAGGTGATAACTAATCTAACAAACCTACCTGCCAATTTCCAGCCTAACTATATGCTAACTATTAGTTGGGTAGATGGGAACAATAATATGTTCCGATACGCTATGTGGAAAGGTGTAGGAGAAGTGGTGTTTGAAAATATACCTTTGTATTCTGGTCAAAAGATAGCTAAAAACTTTAGGTTTGAAGTATGGTCAACAGATTTAGTAACAGTGGGACAATTAACTCCACTACAGTTTACTACTTCTGTTCTACAAGCTATCGATTACAGATATGGAGTAGATAATACGTTAGTAAACAGTGACCCTATTGTTACATCATTTAAAGACGCTGCACTTAGTGGTAGTATTATTGTAAGTGGTGCAGGAACTCCATCAATTAATGGAACTTATACATTAAATGGGCAGTTCAATGGTAAAAATTTATATCAGAGTGGAATAAATACTATAAACTGGACTGGTGGATTTGGCTCATGGATTATTGGCACAGCTTTATCTTATTATACAAGTTCTAGCAATGTAGCTACACCAGATTTAGCCACAGGTTGGGCAGTAGGCATGGGAGCGACAAACCCTCCCCCAACTGTAACAACAGTATCATCCGTCTTTCTTTTACCTCTAACATGGCCAGTCCCATCTCAACCAATCCTTAATCCTTAATATATTATGGCAATACCTACACAAGATTTATCTGCTCCATTTGACCCAACGGCTTATACAGAAATCACAGGCGCGCAACTTTTACAACTAATTACTGGTGCAGCACCATTTGCAGGAATAGGATTTGTAATAACTACTATTGATATTGCAGGAGTTCCACAAGTTCCTAATGCTACTGCTACTACTAAATGGCAGAACTATGGATGGCTTAGGGTGTCATCTACTTCTATAGGGTTTTATGTGTGGAATCCTAATGCTGCTGTTGATGCTACGTTCCTTCAATGGCAATCTATTAATATAGCAGGAATAGGTGTTGGTTCTATAGTTAATAGTATGATAGCAGATAACACTATTCAAGATGTTAAAATAGCTAACTTGTCATACTCTAAGCTTACTGGTGCACCTTCTGGACTTCCCCCTTCTGGAGCTGCAGGTGGAGACCTTACTGGAACATTTCCTAATCCTACTGTAGCAGGAGGAGCAATAACTGGAGCTAAGATTGCGGCATCTACAATTACTCATAGTAATATAGCATCACAAGCTATTCAACCAATTACTGATATGCTACCTAGTGGAGTAGGACTGTCAGTCCTCCGAACTAATGCTGGAGCTACAGCTTGTGAATGGGCTATTAATGGAGCTAGAGTATTACAAGTAGCCTATGCTCAAACTATTGTTGCCGTTGCTTCTGTTGGAGTTCTAGCAAATAATACTACTGCCCCAAATGCTAATGCTACAGGTGTGACTGATTCTGGAATAGCTTTAGTATTTACACCTAAATCTGCAACTTCAACATTCTTAATTGAAGTATTTGCAAATCCATTAGTTACTGCTGCTACCTCTGCTTTTATGGGAGTTTATACTGGCACTGGTGCAGTTGCACCTGTTGGAGGTATGGGCTGTATTACTATAGATGCTAATGTTACTGCTCCGCTAAGTTTTCAGTGTATACTAGCTAGTGTTAGTTTATCAGCACTAACATTTTACTTACGTTTTGGACAGACTACTAATGCTAATACTGTAACACTTAATGCTAATGTTGGAGGAACTAACTTATTTGCTGTTAGCGCAACATCAATAAAGGTAACTGAATACTTGTAATATGTTATCGTATATTTTACAACAAGTTAGTTATAAGATGGGGCTTAACCAGACTAATCCTGCACAACGTGCTGTTATGCTTAGGTTCGTTAATGAGGCAGTAGTAGAACTGTATCAACAGTCTGACATGGCAGGATGCTTGGAAGAACAATATTTCAAAATTAATTCTAACCAAACAATATCTTTACCTGAATACGTTGGACAAATTCGTGCAATGCGAGAAGCATATTCTCATATAGCTTTGAAACTATCTCAAATGCGCCCAAGATATAACCAATTCTCTTGGCCAGACGAATGGAGAGATTGGAGACTTAAAGGTTTGACTGCTTTACAAGCTGCAATCGTCAATCAGTCAATAATGACAATTACAGTTCCCGCAGTGGAAACTCCACCTGTTGTAGTATCTATTACAGGTTCTAGTAATGTTTCAGCTAATGTAACTGAAACTATTACTATGACTTCAACATCAATGGTTACGACTAACAGTTTTAATGATATTAAATCAGTAACCAAGAATGTAGTTAATCAATATAATGTAGTTATATTTGATATAGATGGTAACTTGGTTACTACTATACCTAATGATAAACTAGAAGCTCGTTATCAAGAGGTTGACATATCTACCTCACCTTGGTATCCAGCAAATGTTAATCCTTTACTTGGATGGGTAGAAGTATTGTATAAGAAAGCTTTACCTTGGTTCTCAAATGATACAGATGAATTTCCAGCTAAAGGATATGACAATATTATTGTTAATAAAGTCTTGCAACTATGGTGTGAAGAAAAAGGAGATATACAAGGAGCGATGGCTTACTCAGCTAAAGCTACTCAATCATTAGCTCAGATACATGAAGACATGAATCGAGGAACTGATGATGTAGTGTCTCTTGTTCAGAATCCACATGATTCTGTAGTTCATAGGGTTGGATTTGGAAGAGACTATAGGTATGCTTACCGAATAGTAGGTAGATAAAGGAACTTATATGAAATTTGTTCAAACTCACTTCAACGCTGGCATGAACCTTCTACTAGATGATTCACGCCTACCTGTGATGTTTGAATATAAGATTGGAGATAATCCATATAAGATTGGATATAACCAATATCGTTTAGGAATTAATGTCCGCAATCGTTATGACACCCTTAAGCCTATTTACCAATCAGTTAAAGACCCTGCTGCTCCAGTTGGCATTAAACAAGAATTAGTAACCTTCGGAAACTATATTATCCTTTTCGTCGCGGGATTTGCTTACTATCGTTATTATTTAGACTCAGGATGGAAGCAAATTCCAAACTTCCAAATGTCACCAACTGCTCCTAGATATTGGACTTCCTTCGTTCCAGTGGCTACTACTAACTACATTAGAATTGCTGCAACTGGGACAACCAACACTGGAACAACAAATCCGGCGGGTGGAATACAATTATCTAATGTTGCTGGTGCTTCTGCAGGTAATTTACCAGGATTATTAGTGCAAGACAATATTAATCAGCCACAATTTATATTCTTAGATGAAGACAGTAATATTATTTGCCGAACCACTCAATCATTTACTCAGTGGTCAATAGTTTATACTGATGCTACTAATACTGTAGTTGCAACTGATTCTCACAATAATCCATTAGATAATAGAGAATATGTTCCAATAGGTAACTCTATGACTTGGGAGAATGGAGTGCTGTATATTACATCTCAAGACGGTAATTTCATATATCGCTCTGTTTCAGGTCGGCCATTAGATTTTGTTATTAATGTTACTAACATATTAGCTGCTAATACTACTACACAAACATGGAATTATATTGACCCTATATCTGGGACTGGAACTACTGTGTCTGTTCCTCCCTATGCTCAATCAGGTGGAGGAGCATTTTCAGCAACTAATGTATTTAGTGCTGGAGGAGATGCAACAACCACTAGTTATTCTGTAGGAGTTGGAGGGATAGTATGCCTAAGACCTGTAGCATCTGGAGGTATATTCGTTGCGGCTTCTAATGCTAATTTTGTGGTCACACAGAATACTACTCCTAATGCTCCAACTATTTATGGAGAATATACATTTATTCGAACCTTCTTATTTAATGATACTTGTTTATCTGACCGCACTATAATTGACTCTCTTGGTGATACTAAGTTTATAGATTTGACAGGAATTAGGTCTTTTAATGCTGTAGAACAACAACAGAATGAAGGTCGTAATTCTGCTTTCTCCGCTATTATACAATCTGCATTTACTAATATAGTTCAAGATGCAACTATGTCTGCCGCAATTCTATATGATAACTATGAGTTATATGCAGTTAATACTATATTTGGACAAGCTATAGCAGTATATGATACAATACTTAGTTGCTGGAGTTCATTTGATTTAGGACAATGCCCTGTTGCGATTAAACAGTTGGCGAAAATAGAACTAACTATTCAAGCTCTATATGCTGTAGGAGTTGACGATAATCTCTACACACTCTATAGTTCTCCTAACTTTGCCACAGCTTACGTTCGTTTGGGTGCTATTTCTAATGACCCTAAGATGACTCATAAGCTTACTGATGTGTGTTTGGTTCTTAATGAAATCACTGGTAACTGCACCTGTTCATGTCAAGTATTTACTGATAATAGAATATCTGAAGCTAATTCAACTCCTAAGACTATTACTTATAATCCTCCAGACTTTATTTACAATGGAGCAGTTAATATGCCAGATATTAACACTCTTTGTCAGCCAGTGTATTTTACGTTTCCTAACACTTCTCAAGGGTGGAAAACATTTGTATTATTATCTTGGACAGGCGGAAACTTAACTTCTGTCTCTATGACTATGACAGAGGCAGAAACTATGCAACCACTAACAGCACAGGCGAATGTGAAATGAACAATCAATTTACTATAGGTGATTTAGTTAAGTTTATTATCGCGAATAGAAATAAAGGCTGTAGAACATTCTATGAATCTAGCATTAAAAGTTTATCTATTATGGTTGAAGAATACTCTAAAGATAATAGAATAGCATTCGCAACTAATAATGATAATAAAATAGTTGGAGTAGTTTGTGTTAAACCTTTTCATGATGAAAAAACTTTATTTGTAGAAAATATAATATGCAAAGAGAAATGGGTATTGAAAAACTTCATACAAAGAATGATTAGGCTATATCCCAATTATACAATACTTTCTGAAAAACGTAATAAATTTCGTATTCATAACACACCAAAATTAATCAATAAAATTTTATGTCAAGTCCAGGCGCAGTAAATCCTTCAACAAATGATGCTCAAGCAATTGCAGCATACACTAAAAATCTTCCTGCTATCTTGCAGGAGACGGCAGCAGGAACTCCAGGCTTAGCTCAGGGGGCTTTAACTGCTGCACAAAATACACAACCAGGATATAATGCTCTAACTTTACAGCAGTTAGAGCAATACGGAATACCCACAGCACAAGCTCAAAGTGCTGCTACACAAGCTGCAGCATTAGGAGGAGCACAAACTAATCTTGCTCAGATTCAAGGAGCAGGTGGACAAGCAGCAGGAGCAGCCCAAAATCTTAATCAATTATTAAACCCTGCATACTATAATGCTATTAATAATGCCTCATTAGGTGCTGGAAATGCCATTAATGCTATTAACTTGCAAGGTCTAAGTCCTGGGGAATATAATGCAACAGAACGCTCTCTTAATCAATCTAATGCTGGAACTGGTAATCTTGGATTACTTAATAATACTAATGCTATTTCTAATGCAATGAATTTTGGTGGAGCATTTAATAATAAGATTGGACTTATGAATAATGCTACTAATGCAGCTTCTAATGTTGCTAACGCTGCCTCTGGAAATGCAGGATTTAATCCAGTTAATGTTGCTCTCGGACAACCTAATGTTGGAACATCTAATACATTTGGTGCTAATTCTGGAACTCAAGCTGGAAGTGCTTCTAATGCTCTAGCAGGCAGCAATGGCTTATTAAGTGGATTATTTGGAGTTCAGAATAATGCTATGGGTCTTACTAATACCAATCAATTAACTGGAGCTCTTGGTGGCTCACAAGGAGAGTTACAAGGTATTGGTTCAAATCTTTGCTGCTTCATATTTTTAGAATCTTATAATGGAGCATTGCCTAACTATGTTCGTTATTGGAGAGATTACTATTACAAAGAAGAGCCTAGAATTGCAGAAGGATACAAAAGAATGGCTAAATGGTTAGTTCCATTAATGAAACAACATACTTCAGTGCGGCTCTTTGTTAATTTGTTTATGGTTAAACCTATTTCTTATAATGGTAAATGGATGAGTAGACTATGTAAGTTTGGATGGGTAACAATACCAATACGTTTATTTTGGTTTAATATTTGGAGAAAGGTTTAATCTATGCCAATGAATCCTCTGCAGATTTTTGATTTAGTTAATCAATGGCAAGACCGTGCTAACAAAGGAGCAGCCTCTAATCCTCAACAAAATTCTACCCTTGGGTATACAGACAATGGATTGACTGGTGCTGACCAGCAGATATATGATAAAGATGGAAATATAGTTCATAGCAAAGATAATCCTAATCCTTCTATAGCTAAACAATACAATGCTGCTAAACAAGGTAATTATTCTAATAGTCCTTATGTTCCATACTCTAATGCGCTAGCTAACTCTAATCCTCAAATGGCAGATTGGGTTGCACATCAGAATAATGCTCAGAATGTAGCAGACTTGCAGAGAACTATAGGACGAACAGAGGCAGGTAAGGATTATCAAACTTTAAGTCCTAATGAACAGTCGTTATTTCCTAATCAGCAGAATGCTATAACCACAACTGGTGGTAATTTTACTGCTCCTTCTCTGATAGGAACTGGAACTGATATACAAAGAATTAATCAGGGTTTACCACAAATTACTGCTTCTACTGATGTAGCTTCAAACATTGCTCAATCTAATGAGGCAGCAAATAGAGCCACAGAAGCTGCTAAAGCATATCAATTAGGTAATCCTCAACTAATTGCAGGCTCACAGAATATTGGATTACAAAATGATATACAGCAACAATATGGATTAGCTCAAAGAATACCTTATTTGAATAATAGTGCTTTAATAGGTGCGCAAGCTGGTTCTGCTACTGCTCCTTACGACGCTCAGGCACAAGAAGCCGGAGCTATAGGTGGATTATATCAGGCTGAGCATCCTTTAATAGCAACCAATCCTTTTGCAGCTAATATAAATATTAATCCAAATGGAGGTTCTCTAGGAAATATAACTCCTGGTCGTTACTTACCGGCCTCTATGTCTTCTCCTGCTGGAGCATCTTGGATGATGAATGGAGGACTAAATAGTATGATGGGTGGTGGAATTACTACAGCACCTTCAGGAAATCAATATCCAGTTAAGCCTCAAATTCAACAACCAATTAATCCTTTGATTGGCAGCACAGATTATCATACTGATGAAAAAGGACAATTATATCGTTCTGGTATTCCAGTAGATGATAACACTCCTCATGGTGCAGGAGGTAGCTGGCTAGATAATAATCAGGCTCACAAACCTTTAACTACTGGTCAAAGATTATTACAAGGTATACCGTCAACTATAGGAACTCCAAATAGTTCTAATCCTAATAGCCGTTCAGCAATGATGAGTGTCTCACAATCGATAAATAATAGACAATCTGAAAATGCTAGAATACAACAACTAACTTCTATTTTAACTAATCCACCTAAACACTATGCAGGTAAAGCAGGAGTTGTTTCTGATTATACTCATGACCAATTACAAGATATGGCTGATGAATTAGATAAATTACTTGGAGAATAATTATGCCAGTTCCTTCTCAAGATATACCATTTCTTAAGTCCCAAGGTTGGACTGATGAGGATATAGCTAACTATAATCCTCCACAACAGTCTCAACAACCTATTGGAACATTAGGAACTATAGGTGATATAGCTAAAGCTCATGCTGGTGGTATATTGGGTGGTGGTGCTGGTTCTATTGGTGGAATGGCTTTATCTGGTGCAGCGCTTGGAGCATTAGTTCCTGGGGCTGACTTAACAGGTATTCCAGAAGCATTAGGAGCAATAATAGGTGGAACGGCCGGAGCTTTAGGTGGAGGTTATGTTGGACAGAAAGCTCAACAGGCTATTGAGCCTACTGACTATTATAATCGACAGCAAGATATTGCTCAACAAGCATCAGAACAAAATCCTAAAACTGCCTTAGCTACTGATATAGGATTATCTGCTCTTGCTTCTGGAGGTAAACCATCTCTTAATGCTCTACGTTCTATTAGAGGAATTATTGGTTTATCTGGTTCAGAAGGTCAAGCAGCCATAGACCGTGCTGCAATAGCTCCTACACTACTTCAAAGTGCCATCAATCCTGCCATTAATTCTGGCATTAACTATGCCACGACTGGTGAGTTACCAACTGGTTCTGAACTAGCTTCTCAAGCCATTGGTGGCGCTTTGTTTTCTAAACAAGCTGAATGGGCAAATAGACTAATAGGACACGGAAGAACTCCTGATGAACCAGCACCAGAGGTTAATAATGGCAATCAACAGTTATTACCTGATGAACAGGCCGGCAAACAAATACTAGGAGAAACTGAACAACAGCCAGATAGAATTGTTAAGCCACAAATTATACAGCCTGACAAAGATTTAGAAGAACTTCAGAAAGGTTTATATCATGGCGACGAAGTTCATGCTACTATGCCTGACGGAACTAAAGTTCAAGGCCATGTGATAGGAGCAGAACCGGAAACAGGTAATACACAAATAATAACTGATGAAGGAAAAACATTAACACTACCAGAACAATATGCCAATCAAGTCAAAAGCACAGTGGAAGCTATTCGCAGTCAAACACCCGAATCTACTACACCAGTGGCAGAAGGAGAGTCCAGTGGAATACAAAAATCTGCCGAACTCAGTGACGCCGAAAAAGAGGAATTACAGAAAGAGTTAATGGAGTCGGGGCAAGTTGTAAATAGTCCGCCAAAAAAGTCTATTCCCTATGGTTTTTGGGTATCACCAGAAGGCAAAATGTCTGCTGTTAACAATTCATATGGGCATGATTTATATGCTGTAAAAGATTTGAATAGTCAGGGTGGTAACTATGAAGAATCATATTCTGCTTATTCTGACAGACCAGCTGCGAAAGATTATGAATCACAAGGAAATCTTAGAGTTGTTTATAATAAAGAAACAAATACTCTTGAGTCTGACTCAAATAAACCATTTGAACAACTTACTAACAGACAAAAAGAAGCTCTACAAGACTATGCTATTTACAATGATATAAATCTAAAACATTATTCTGGTCTAAATGGAAAAAGAAAACAGGATATACATACCGTCAATTCTCCCCTCTCAGACTACAACCGTTACACTGAACTTAATTTCCGGCGCGAAGAACTTGTCCGCTCTTCTAAAGACCCTGAGGAGATAATGGCCTCTCCAGAGTATCAAAAGATAAATCAGGAGTTAGAAGAGATTAAGAATAGGAATAAAGGGCTACCTCCACCAGAAGTTCCTGAGAATAGGATACTAAATCCATTGAGTTTACAGGAACATATATTGTCTGGCAAAGCTACAACAGGTTCAGTATTACATGGATTGGCTAATACTCCTAACCATGAACTTGCTCCATTAGCTAAAGAGCTATATGAGAATGGAGATACTAAGTCATTAGGTGTTAAGTGGAATCATGACCCTTCTCTTGATAAAGATAATACATGGCTGCATCCAAAGACTCTAAAGATGATGCAAGGACTTCGCTCCCACTACGACCCAATAACTGATAGAGTTAATATTGGAACTGGTAGTGCTGGAGACTCAAGAGTAGTATTAGAAGAAGCAATACATTCTTTGACCAGTAAAAAAATACCACATTTTGCTGGTCAAGGTGCAGAGCACTATAATAGACTTAATAGTTATTTGAAAACTGGTTCTAATCCTCATGTTAAGGATTTGATTCATAGCTATTTTGAGACAGCGAAACATTTAGGACTTCACAATAAATTGTTTGGCTATGAAGATTCTGGAATACAAAATAAAGATGGTTCGTTTAATTACTCTTTCAAAGGTGTTGCTGGAGACCCAGATAAGGCTCAGCAACTTAATATTGGGCTAGGTTCAACCACCAAATATGCAATGGGCAATTTAGATGAATTTATTGCTCAAGCCCTTAAAGACCCACAATTTCAGAGAGTGTTAGATGGTATTAAGACAACAGATGGCAGAACAGTAATGCAGAAGATTGTAGATGCTGTTCGTAAGTTATTAGGACTAAGTCCGAAAGCTGGAAGTATGCTTGATAGAGTGCTTAGAAGTAGTGGTGAACTTATTAAGCAGGAGAGGCCAGATATAATGCGGAAGAGATTAGAATATCAAAAGGCTAGGCAATCTGAATATGAAGAACAATTTAATAGACATGTTCTCAAGGAAGATAAAGAAGATACTTATGGTAACGGTAAGTATTACTATGAAACTAAAAATGGGGGTTCTCGTCCAGCTACTGGTAATAGTAAAACCCCAGAGATAGCACTTGAAAAGTTTAAGGGTTGGCTCAATGACTATCTTGATAAGAAATATCCTGGCACATCCCAAATAAGAGACAAAGTATCTGCCCCACCCAAACAAACTGGCAAGAGTGATGAAGTCTCTCAAGAAGTTAAAGTTCCCAAAGAAGAACAATCCAAAACTCCTTCCGAACTCAACTTACCTCCCGATAAATATATGGGTCGATTCGGCCTAATTACTCGTGCAGTAATAGATAAGGTTCGTGATATACCTAAACAGTCTGCCAAATACTTAGCTGACCATATGCAAATGGCAGTTGATAAAGAGACAGAGCTTAAAGGTAAATGGAAAAATATGATTGTTCAAGCTGGAGAACACTTATCATCTTTCGACCGTAAGAAATTGATGGATACTTTTAATACTGAAATGGCAACTCGTAAGCCAGCAACTACTATGCTTACTAATGCTGCTCAGCGCGCCTTCTACAACTTAGCAAGAGCTAAACTCGATGAATCAGGTAAATATCGCCTTGCAATAGGTGAACCTGTGACACAAACTATTACTGATAAGAAAGGGAATAATATCTATGTTCAGCGTAATCTTAAACAAGACCCTACTTATTTCCCTGGAATGGCCAATCAAAAGATTAATGAGGTCTATAGAAATAACACTGACCATGCAGCTATAGATAAATTGGACAAAGAGTTCCATGACTACAATACTAAAACTTTAGGAATGAATGAACAGGCTTCTAAAGAACGAATTGATAACTTTAAGAAAGCCTTACAAGGTTCAATTAAGAACTCTGATATATCACACCAAGATTACTTCAATGCTCACCGTAAGGCACAAGGTTCTCCACTTCCACCTTCATTTCGAGAAGTTGACCCTGTTAGGAACTTAGAACGATACTTCGACAGAGCAGCTATTGATGCTTCTCACTATGAGTTTATGGAAAAAGACCCTAAAGTATTGTCTTCTTTAGGACAAACAAAGGATGCTTGGGGTAATGAAGTTCCACCAAATAAGGAAGGTTCAATAGCTAATAATCCAGCAGTTAAGGCTGGACTTAATCATTGGAGAGGTGAAGCAAGGAATCCTTCTGAATATAATGAGTCGTCTATATCATCTTTAGTATCCTCTGGCTTTATAGCTGGACCCCCACTTGAAGTTCATAAAGTAGTATCTAATACTGTAAAGGAAATGATTCAAACTACCAATCCTTCTGTCTTAATTAAAGCATTAGTTAATGGTATAATGAACATAAAATCTGGTTACCAACACGCAGTAGAAAATGGAGTAGTTAAACTAACTGCTCGCTCAGCCTCTCAAATGATTTCTGGTTCATCTACTGCCGCTGAAAGAATGCAATCTTTGGCCAGAATTATTCGTCGCGTATCTACACTCAATGACATAACCACTAAAGTAGGTGCAGGATTAGTCCAATCAATGGCAGAAGTAATCATACCGTCCAAAGTCGCGCGAGCAAATGCTGGAGATATTACTTCACAACTATTTATAAGAAGATTAGACCCCACATATGCCAGAGGTAAACAATATTCAGAACAAGAAATGCAACAATTAGCATCTCGTTCTGCTAACTATATTCATGGAACAGGTGATATACGCTCATTACCAGCTTGGATGCTAAACGATTCTGAGTTCTCAGGATTCTTTTCTCTTGCTCATTGGTCTATTGCTCAGACTAATAACTTTATGAAAGATACTTATGAGCCAGCTTTAAGGGGAGACCTTAAACCTTTATTAGCTGGTGTGTTTGGAGCAACTATTGGTGGCTACTTGATTAAAGAGTTACGTCAAGATATTCAAGGAAAGAAATCACCAATACCTTCTCTACAGGAGATAGCTAGTAGCGATAGAGGATTAGAAGGTAATAAAGGATTGATAGGATATAACATGATTGCAGCAATGCAGTATGCAGGATTCGGAGGATTGCTATCTCAAATTGCTAAATATCCATTTGACTTTGCATATAAAAATAACCCACAAGGCGCGACTTTTCCTCTGGATGAAGTAGTAACTGACACAGCATCTACTCTGCATTACGTCTCAGAAGCTATTGCCAATGACCCAAATGTTAATTGGGTTGACTTAGCTAAGGTTGTAGCTATGCACACACTATCTACTAACTTTCAGATGGGACGGATTGCTATTAATCAAGGCATTAATTCTGGACTTATTACTGGTTTACCAGCAGAAAAGAAAGAATTATCTGACAAAGTTGGACAACTACGACGATTCGATATGGTAGAAGGATTGCCATATAATGATATTGATGAAGGAAGTAATCCTTATATGAATTTGGAACAAAAGAAGTTCAAATATGAACAAGACTTACCAACTGCTATGAAAGAGTTGCCACAACTTATTCAGAATACTATTCAAACATATAGAAGCAATCCTGACGTTATGATGAGTAAGTTACAGGCATTGAAAGAAAATCAATACAGCACTTTTCCCTCTCTTGAAAAAATGCCTTTACAATTCATGCGCTATCTTGGTTATCTTCAAAGAGAAGAAGGTTCTGAAGCTGCACAGGCAGAGTTGTCAGATTATTTCAAGCACAAGATAACTAACGAAGCAAAGAGTTCTGTTGTTCCTTGATAATTGGTTCAAGATTGGGTGGTGTCCATGACTTACCTTTCATCCATTTACCATCCTCTCTTTTATAACCATCAATAAATTTTGACATATTAGAACGCATTATCTCGTCAAATATTGGCTGAATATCAAATCCATACGATACTGCCGCACCTAACACTACAACTAATAAATCTCCTATTGCATCAGCTACTCCAATCCTATCACAATCACACTGAGCTTTATCAAATTCCTCTAATTCCTCTCTTATCAATTCATATCTTAGATTTTTAATGTCTTCTGTCGGTTCATGTGAACAAAAGACAGGACACTCTTGGCCTGCTTTAAGCATAAACTCTCTTACCATTTGTTGTTCTATTGTCATACAATTTTATACATTAGTTTTGTTTTTGTTCCTATTAAGTCACTAACTACTTCTTCTTTAACAATTCCTACTCCTATTAAATGTTGTAATACTTCTTCCATACTATGTTTACCTTGTGGGCATTGCTTAAAAAATTCTACCATAAGGTCAACCATATTAGCCTGTTTTTTAGTTTTCAGGTATGCCACTACTTCGTCAGTCAATTTAGATAGTGGATTATCACATTCAAATGTCAAAGCCATATGCATATTCTTTTCCTCTTTCTCAAGAATAGCTATAGCCCTTTCAAAAGCTGGCAAAGGAATAATCATTTCAGTTGACTCGGAGAAGTGTTCTATCATAGCTAACTTAATAGTATGTATATTCTTTCTTGCATAGTATGGTTCAAGCTTAGGAGATATATTAGAACGCTCACTTCTATTTTCCTCAACATAGTTCCACCACTCTTTTAAAAATTTTAATGTTGCTGGCTCAATCTTAACTTCTCCAAACAGCTTAGCTAATTCTTTAATGTGTCTAAGTAAATCTAATCGGTAATTTTTCTGTTCTTCTGTAAGAGGGTCTGGAACTATAACATGCTTTCTATTCCTAGCTGCATAGATAAAGAAGTTACGACTAGAATATCCTTGGTCTATCAACTGTTGATTAAATACTGTCTCCATAAACTCTGGAGTAGTTCCAGCGAGTATTGACAAACATCCCCTGCGTATTCTATCATCACCTTTAGTCTTAGTTTTCTTCTCGTAGTCTAAAGGACTATCATACATACCAAGTAAGAAGTTAATAAGGTCGTCTGTTCGTTTACGAAACAAAGAACCCAACTCTGGCAGAGTAAAGAACATTGAACAATGAGTGTATATTGCCATCTTAGGATGGCCTTCTCCGTTAATAACTGTGTGATTAATCCGCCGCAATGAATTACTCATATCTTCTACCAATGCCTCATAAGTGACTGCATCTGGAGCAGAAGGGAATAATGGAGCATCTATTTTCTCCCCTCCACGCTTCAATTTAGTCATTGTTGCTTCGGCATCTTCTAAATTAGCTTGGTTTACTTTCTCTATGACTAATAATTCTTGTTCAGTTGATTGTGGAGTAGCAGTAGTGAAGTCCTTCTTCTTATGATAACGCAATAATTCTGCTGCTGGAGCTATGGCAACACCTTTTCCTACTCCTGCTTTACCTACTAGAATAACATAGATATTAGGGAACAAAACACCATGACCGAAAGTAAGGTCTCCGTTGCCTCCAAATCCTACACGACGTTGTAGTGCTGCAGAGATTACGAATCTCCATGCCCAAGAAAGGAAACTATCTGGACTGCTCAATCCAGATGTATAACTCATCCATTTTTCATAGTTAGTCATAAATCAAACTATCTTATCTTTATGAGCATAATTAAACTCCTTTAATCCTAGTGGATTTATAACTAAATTATTTTTCTCATATCTAGGTCGCCAGTTCATACCTACTTGAACTTCAGACTTCATCCTAAATTTAACTCCATCTACTGGAGACTCAAACTCCTGTTCCATAAACTGCTTCGCCAACTTAATACACTCATTGGTTTCATCTATAGGACACTGCAAAAGGTAGCTATCATGGCAGTTAACTAGTAAATCAAAATCCAAGTGCCGCGCTTCAATTTCATCTTGATAGTTAGCATAGGCAATATTAGTTATCATGCCTACCGTGCTTTGGGGAATCCAAGCTATTAACTCTTTCCACTGAGATTCAAGAATTGTGTATGAAGTTATAGTATATGGATGACCATGTAAGTTATAGAGAACCTTTGATAGGTCTACTTGTTGTTTCAAACGACGATGCCATTCTTGAATTTCAGGAAACAATGAATGGTAAGTTAATAGAAATCGTTCTGAATCTTCTTTAGAAATGTTAATTTTTCCTCCAGATTTTTCTAGGATATTCATTCTAAATGTTGGAGCAGTAATTCCATAGTTCGCGCTGTGACACGTTTGCTTTGCTAGATAATAATAGCGTTGGTCTAATGACCAGTTATCAGAATCTTTGATAAGAGAGTCAAGCTCTTTCCAAAATGGTGCAGACTTTAAAGATGCTATTGGGAGTTTGATAATATTATCTATATTGAATGGCATATCACCTACTATTGATTTCATCTTTTTAGCCCATATGTCTTTAAAAATATGTAGTGCTACAAATACATGGGGCTTAACTCCATGAAGGAACAACTGTCTAAACTGTCCAGCCTCACAGAGGTATGCTACTACTAAAGCTTCTGCACCCGCACAATCACATTGGACAAATATTTTACCATCATCAGGAACATATATCTCGCGCATTGATTTTTCTATATTAGCTAAATTACCACCATAAATTTTAAGAACTTTTCTTGAAGCTAATCTAAAAGTTTTAGTTCCTGATATTACCCAAGATGAGGAGTCCCTAATCATATCCTATTATGTCTAACTCTTGGATGATGTTTTGAGGCCAGATAAAAAGGAACATTCCAAAAGAAACCTTTTCTATCTTCTATCTCGTAATGGTCAACAAAAGTATTTACAACCTTATAAACTTTGCCAGCAAAGTTAGGAGGTAATAAGGCACTCTGCGTTGGGTCTAATTCCATTAAATTGTATTTTATTAGTATCTTCATTTGATGTATTAATCCATGGTATAAATCTAAGTCTTGAAGTTTCTTTTTGTGTGGCTCTATATGCACATATAAGTGTTATTACTGGATTCTCGTGTTTAAGAGCAAGTTTGTATAATGCTTTCTTTCCTAAGGATGGCTTCTGTGTTTTAGAAGAACGTGCAACTACTGGATAATTCATTAGTTCATGGAAGTATTCGCAACATTGAGTGTTAGAACCTGCTATTAACTTAGCCTTTCCTTTAATTTCTGCTCTACAATTCTTCATTCCTTCTTCACCTATCAAGAGTTCTATCATTCGGTTATACTGAAACATCAATCTATCATTCTCATTCACCATTAATTCTACCTTCTTCTCATCTACTTTGATGCCTTGCAAAGTGCTAGTAAGATAAGGGTTGATACAACGCATAGCATCTCTAATACTATCTTCAAGACCTGGAATAGTTCGTGCATATTTAGTTATGGCTTGATGGACTAGATACATAGTGTAGACATCTTTCATATTATACTTTAATCTATCCATCATTTGGTTATGGGTTCTATAGGCTACTGAATCTTCATCTTTGTGGAATTTTTCATTCGTCCAATAGCTAACACAATGCCCGAGAGACTTCTCAATATCAGGGAAGCATCTATGCATTGCTATCATCGTATCATATGTTCGCGCGATTGGTATTTTGTATTTATGTGATAGGACAAAGAAATCGAAGTTAGAACCATTGTGAGCAACAGTAATATTGTCACGAATCGCAATAGACAAAGCGCGCAGTATAAGATGGAACGATGAATATGCCACCTTATAATTCCAATCTAGTATTGGAACAGCATAAATTGGTGACCATAGTTTCAATTCTTTATCTCCAAAAGCAAAAGAGAAGCATTGAAGATTCTGTTCTTCCCTATCGCTCTCAATATCAAAGTATAAAAATTCATTCTTGGTATTAGTTAATGTATCTATTGCTTCCTCACTAGATGGATATACTTTATAATTGGGAATATGTTGTAGTGACTCCATCCGTCCAGAAAGCATGGACTTACACTTCCTAACATCTGCCCTAAGCCAAAACGCATAGTTGCTTCTCTTTGTTCTTCCAAACGCTTTAACATCACCCTCATCTTCCTCATCTCCATCTGATATTTCAGAGTCAGGAGTATAATCCGAGGACAAAGGATTAAGAGACGCCTCATAATTCTTGTAATCAGCAGCGTCCTGTGGTAAGAAAGAACAGATAGTTGGTATGCCTTTATATTCATATAATCCCCCTCGTATATTAGATAGTTGTGAACCAAAAGTTTCTGGTAAATATTTTTCCATTGCTCGTTGGCCAAGTAGTAAGATACATTTAGTATCAGGTAAAAATGGTGAGTTATCTTCAGCTAATCGAACGTCGCACATTAATGAATTTATTTCTGGGCGCAAACAAAAATTATCAAACATTTGACCACCATTCGCACTAAGAAGTCTTAATTTATCAAAACGTGATGGGTTACTTAAGACTATAGAGAGTCCACAATAAGAAAATTTTGGTTTACTGCGCATTATCATTAGTCAAATGATTTAAATAATAGTCCTCAGTATCCCATTCAAATCTAGTATCACCATTAGTTTCAACTACCCAGTGAGCAAACCCGTGCTTAACTATTTGTGTATGTTCATAAGAAACTGTAGCTCCTATTGTTAGGAATGTCAGTCCGGTAATGAGTACCATAATTATAAGTCCGTCAAAAGTATCCATAATTAATAAGCGTCCCACAATTTATTCTTGTAGCCCGCGGGACTGGGAGTCATTGATTAATAAGGTTTATTACCATCAGTCGTAGCAAGACCAAAGATTTCTCCAACTTTAATATAATAAGAAGTTAATGGTTGTTTAGTCACAGGATTAATCATAACATCTCCTTGCTTCTGTCCTGCTGCTAATTGTGCAGCAGTTGGAGATTTACGTCGTTCTTGTTTATCTGGGTATAGTAATGCGTAAACAGTCTTTCCTTTGAATCCTAGGGCAGGATTTTCAGGATTAATGTCTGCATCTGGCAACCCAAATGCTTTGTAAACTGCCTTCAAACGCTTAAGTATTTCAGCAGACTTCACAACATCTACTGCTCCGTTCTCGTCTATAGATTGAGTAACATAGTAGTTAGGTGTTGGTTGTGCCCCCGCAATACTAATCATTTCTCCTGCTACTTCTACTTCCTCAGGAGAGACAACCTCAAACTTAAGAGTTATCATTGGCTTACCACTTGACTTAGATGGTCCAAAAGTTTCATCAATACAACGAATAATGTATGACGAGTCTTGAGGAATTGCTATATCTGTTCCTATTTTTCTTGACATATGTTTATGTGTAAGCAGTAAGATGCTAGCTATTGTGAGAAGGTTACGACTTCTCAGGCGTTAATCTCAATTAGTATGAGAGAAATTATTTTCTATCAGTTGGCAACTTGGCTACATTCTCTGGTGGAGTTGATATTTCTCTAAGCTGGTCTAATACTTGTGGAAATGTTTCAACATATATTGCCATTTGTTCGGTTGGAGATTTAGCTATGGCAACTAAAAAGCCATTTGATATTTGAGTTATTTGTATATTCATATTTTATTCTGTCTTTGGTATTTTGTGAACGATTGATAGTTTGCTGGTAGAAATCTAGGACAGTTGATAAGTGATGTTCCACCATCAAATTTATCATCACCAGCTGTCTGCCAAAAATAAACAGTATTTGTTTCAAACTGAGATATCAAGAGTTTAAATTCTTCTAAAGTTTTACATCCCCAATTAAACAAAGTATCAGGTGTTATATTACTAAAATCTTTAGGTTTATCAGCAGAGTGCTGTCTATACCAATCACTATAATCTTTTACTATCATATCCCCATAAGCACCAGTAAGAAGTGGTCTAATTTTTCCATTATATGAACTTGGTTGTCCTGGGGTAGGTTTATCAGCTCTCTCTGACTCATGAGTTATTGCTATCAAGTCACATTTGAGAGATTTAAATATCTCATGCAACTCAGCAAAATATTTTTTCTTTACTTGATACTCTGCAAAATCATCTACCTTACCCTGCTTGGTTAAGAAGTTGTGTTGATTAACTGAAAACCATATATGGTAAGCAATTTCAAGAGATGAGAAACCATCAAATATTAATGTTTGTTCTTCTGTTAAATTGGAAGCTTCTTTTTCTAACCATTTAACTAGTTTATCTTTTACTTCAAATCTATTTCCACAAAATTCTGTTTTGTAAAATGGTATCTCAATAACATCTGAGCGACCCTCATGGGCAGCTAAACCTCTGTCCATATTTATAACAATAGGATTGGGGAAAGTCAAAGCAGACCATGTCTTACCTGTTTTAGGAAATCCTTGAATCCCTAATCGTAATTGCTGTTTATATTTTGATGCTGCTAAAGTTGTGCAATTAGGTGGTGTATAAATACTCATTTATGTTGTTCTTTCTTTTGGAATTTAATGTAGGCTGAAAGTAATACTGCATAATTAATAATATCTAAACAAGCATCCTCTGTTCCTTCATTCTTAACTAGAAGTTTACCACTATTCGCATAGGTAGATAGTCTCATAATCTTATCTAGCATCCTTGTTAGAATGCCTTTCTCTGTGGTTGAAATCTTGGCCAGCTCATTTAATTGAAAATTAGCAAATGGAGTTTCACCAGTCGCACCAGCATAGTCTCTATTTTTAACTCGCATTATATTTCTAGCACGAGTTGACATAGAGTTATGGTAGGAAAGTAGTGCTTTAACGTTCATAATTGTATAACCACTCCAATATAACTTTCCATAAAGTTTGATTTTCAGTTGGTCTAAATGTTGACCTATCTACATCTCCATTCTCGTCAGATAAAGTTAATTCTAAGAATGGTTTGTCATTAATTATTTTATGCTCTATAAAGCATGTATGTGTTTTATTTGGTTTCATGGTGTTCTTTTATTTTGGCTAAAGGATAAAATACTTTAAGTTCTTCTAAATAGTTTCTAATTGCTCTGTCAATTTTTTGACGAGTATTGTAGGCGAATCTAACTTGCCATAAATTATTAGGCTCTCTTTCAAATATTACCTTAACTATTACCATATTTTATCTGGTTGTTCTTGTTACAGTATGTTTCCAAACTCATCTTTATTTAATACTGCAAATTCTTTGAATAATTCTACAGCTTTATTGTTATAAGTTTTTGCTGCTTTTGATTCATCTTTGAATAAGCCTAAGTAAATATATTTTCCATTTATATTTATTTGGGCTTTCCACTTAGAGTCTCTCTTGAACCAAGTAACTCCTTTATATTTTGACACTCCAGAATATTTATCTCTGTTCATCATATTTTGAGAGTATGATGCTTGTCTAAGATTGTATTTCTGGTTATTTAATGAATCTCTATTCTTATAGTCAAACATCACAGCTCTTTGGTGCATTATTTCTTGAGCCAATGAAATATGAATAGTTTTTCTTTTCCTAGAAAATTTTCTACTGACTCTTTTTGATTTTATATTCACTTCCCAAGAATAGACTGAAAGCCTGTCATAGTCTTCATCATCAACTAAAGCCACTAGTTCAGAGTTTTTAATTTTTAATTCTTTCATGACCAGAGTTTATTAGGACATTCAATCTTCAAAGCATTCAAACTTCTCTTGATATAGTTCGCTACTGCATCTGTCTCTGACTTATGTGACATTCCATTAGTCCAAAGATACCATAGATAATCAGCAGGAACATCCTGCATAAGTTCTTCTTTATATTTGCCGAAGGGCATTCTGTCAAAATCATTTAGAACTCTCATAATCCTGAATAATTCAATGGATTAAAATCCCTTTTCTTAAAATCTCTGTTAAGTAATAACTCTGAAACCTCATTCGATGAAGCAGCACAAGCATTTGAGAATGAACACAGTCCCCATTTACCAATACAACTATTATTCAATATACCTTGTTTCGGCCAATGATTATCTTTCACTGCCGCACTTATTTGTTCTATCTTATAGTCAAGAGTCTTTTGGAACTCCTCAATATCAGAATCAGTGTATTGAAATACATCAGATGATACATACTTATTATCATTTGGTGCTGGCTTAATAAATAACCCATCTATTCTTGTGCCAACTTTAGTTGCTCCTACTTGGCCTAATATAGACTCAGGATGCATCTTAGCCATCAATTTTAATGCTAATATGTATAGTCGTAGCTGCCTACTTAATTTATATGTCCCAAAATATCCTTCTTTATCCCAAGATGAAGTTGTTTTGAGGTCAGGAATAATATAACAGCCTCCTCTAACTTTAGCTATGCCATCTAAAGTGCCACAGAGATTTACTGTAATGTAGTCATCTTGGTAATACTTAATAGAGAATGAAACTTCAGTTGCAGGTTTCCCGTTCAGCAATAAGTATTCTAAATCTTTATCTATATCCTTCACAAATAATTCCCAGAAATTAAAACAGGTAGTTAGCATATGATTCTGGTCTGCTAAATGTCCTGAGCGACTAGAAGGTAAAGTCTTGGGCTGATTAAACACTTTGATTGCTTCTTCTCTTGCTGTTGGAATATGTCCACCAGTTTGAAACATTATATGTCTATACTTGTGTATGGCTTCTCCATAAACTATTTGCGAAGATGGCAAAGTATAATAGCCATCTATGGCTGTTCTCTTAAACTCTAAGATACACCCGTGATAGCCCAAAGCTGATTGACTTAAATTTATTGTTATCATCTTTTCTTAAAGTTTAATAAAGAATTATCAAACCCTAACTGTTTAGCCAAAGCTAATCCTGCTGCTAACTTAGGATTCGTAATCTTTAATTGTTGTTCTTTCTTTTGGTTTGTTACTGTTTGTCTCTCCGGCCTCGTCACATCTAACATCACTTTAAAGTGTTCTAGCAACTCTTGGTCGGACATTTTCTCTAAAGTTGCTGCATCACAAGCTATTAATTGCTCGATGGTCATTGCTTAATGAGTTTTATTTCCCTTGAGGTTATAGAGTATAGTATCCCAGACCCATCTAACTCTAATTCAAGTTGCTTTATTTCTTCTGGAGACAATAGTAGACCACCTTTGAAGAAGGGTTCTTCTCTTGTAGAATCTTCTATCCAATCATCCATCTTAATTTTCCAAGCAGGTTTATCTGATGCACCTATAAACTTCTCAGCTTGAGGAGAAGTCTTGCCTTCAATAACTATATCAAGCCTCAAAGCAATACCATCTGGTTCTTTCTTACACTTAAGTTCAGAAAAGAACTTCTTATACTTCTGTTCTGGGTCAAGATTGTCTAATAGATATGCAGTAGCCTGATTAACTCGTAAGTATAGAGAGTTCTTAGAAACTGATGGCCACATATCATAACGATAAATTCGTGGCTGTCTATCAACCATCATTTCATCTATATCTTTCTGCAACCATTTAGCATAAGATTCTTTGTAGTATGAAGCATAAGACCTGCGACTCCAACCCACAGGCTTTTTCCTAACAATTAAATCCACAACTTTAGCCATTGTAGATTGGTCACTGATAGTTAGTGTGATTGACTTGGGCGGAGGTGAAGTATTAGGAATTGGTTGTTCTTGTTCGGGCATAAGTTAAATTATACTCGTGGGAAAGTTCTTGCTTTCTTTATTGACGCCCAATATACTTTCTCACGGTAATAACCCAAGCGTCTAACCGCCATATTACTTTTCAATTAACGGTTCAAGTCAAGGAGTTATAGTTACTCCTGAAACTATACTATCATTTCTAGTTATTCAGCATAGGATGTTCTAGCTTTCTAACCTATGATAGCTTCACTGGCCAGTTTGTGAAAAACAGGGTTCATTTTGAATACCCTTAAAGTCGCTCTGTCTTAATCCAGAGTGTCAGTTGCTAGTTATCGTCCTGTCAACACGGACAAATTAAAGTGGATAAATTGTAAGTAGCCTTTATTCCTCTGTCAAGTGTGACGCTTCTACAAACTTATCCACAAATTAACTACTGCAAATTCTACCTTATATTAAGCATTTTTCATGCCACTTTTATTTATCTACTAATGATGTTAGTTTTTATACTACTCAGTTTTATCTATAGGAAACAAAGTTATTACAGTTCTATTATCTGGAGTGAGTCTTATGCAAGGATTTAATACTATTGAGATAGAGCCATCTTCATTTTGCCATCCTGCTCCTGCCTCTGTTCTACCATTTGTTTTCTTATCTAAGACTTTCAATCTATGTGTCGGTTTCATATTTTTCCTAATACACTAAACCTTTTTATCGCTCTCTCTATTGACCTTACATTAAGTGAGAGGTCAAATGAGCTATCATAGATAATATCTTCTGTATATTTCTCCAAGAAAACCTTAGTATTTATTTTCAGAAGTTCTCCTAAGGCTATTACAATAGGAATTATGTCAGCCTTTCTTTCTCTCAATGGCTTTATGTGTAATTCAAAAGTGCTTATACGAGCATAAAGGTCAAGTCTAAATGCTCCAGCCTTCACCATATCTAATAAGTTTCTATGAGTCGCGCAGACGAAACGACAAGTTATTTCTTTTTCTTCTGTAGAACCCACTGGGCGAATAAATCTTTTACCCTCTATTGGTTGCAATACGTTGAGAAGTTTCGCCTGAATAGATAATGGAAGGTCTCCAACTTCATCCAAAAACATTACTCCATTATTCGCTGATAATATCATTCCTTTCTTCGCACCTGTAGAACCAGTGTATGCTCCTGCAACTGAGCCAAATAATTCTGCTTCAATAAGAGCTTCCGGCATTGCCGCACAATTAACCCTTTTAAAGTCCCCTTCTCTATCTCCTATCATAGCTCTAGCTATTATTTCCTTGCCTGTTCCAGTCTCACCAGTTATTAGAACTTCATCATCAACTTTAGCTAACTTCATTGCATCTTGTTTAAGAGTTATACAATCCGCATCCTCAGTAATAAACTTCTTAAGCCACAATGCTGCTCCTGTTACAGAGTCTAACAATTTTCCATTCTCTATTTTATATTTAAGGTCTGGATTAAGATTAAGTATATTCTGAACTACTTCTATCATCCCATTATCTAGGAATGTTTGAAGTGTGGATTGACTATACTTTGTTGGCTCTTTCTGTAGGTTGTTCTTTGTTGGTGGTATCATAATTTTCAACTGCTATTGTAGGATTGTTAGAAGATTCTGCACAAATAAAATTATTTATTCTTTTAAATCTTAATCTTCTTTGTCTTCTTACTGCACAATATACAGCATACTTAGCATCATCTTCATTTATAAAACCTATACGTTTATTCTCTTTGTGATTCCAAGTATATGATGTATGTAAGTAAGATGTAAATACTGTCATACTATTTATTTGGTTTAAAAATTCTTCTATTCCACTCTTTGTAAATTGACAAAGCTTTATCTCCTGTATATTCTAGCCAATGATTAGAAGATAATTGTAACCTACACACTGGATTCCAAATATCAAGTAATCTATGCTTCTGTGCAAACTCTATCATTAGAATATGTTCAGTAATATGTAGGTCATTAGGATTAAATCTTGTTCCATGCACAGTAGGTTTTCGTGGCTTAAGACGTTTGACATTGCCATATTGATTCTTCCAATATAGATTAGCGAATTGGACTTTATTCAAATCTACAACGATAGTATTATTTGTCATAAGAAGTAGATAAATCTTGTCTTGAAATATCCATCATCCAATCTTCATGTTCCATTCTACGTTGTTCAAGTTCATAGTCCTCAATGCCATAGAACTCTTGTTCCTCTTTCTCAATTTCTCTGCCGTATTTATCTTTCATTGTATACTCCTAAATCTCATAAAGACGGGGCATCTAGGTAAATCTTTACCTCCGCCCTTGTATTTATATGTTATTATTTTGCCTTTAGTATTACTTTGTTCGTGCCAAATATTAAATCTCATAGCATCATTAAACCCTGTTCCTATATTAAACACTAATCCACTTTTTAAGTCGCGCACTATTAGACTGCCAAGAGTATCTTTGCCATATAAGTTTGCCTTACAAGATGACCTGTCCATTGCTCCAATAGCATTACGTTGCTCTACATTACCATTCTCCATTTGCTCTTCGAAGCCTTCTATAACTGCTTCTGAGGTTAAATTACGACAAAGTTTAACTAAGTATTGCTCTTTGAGGGTGGAACGACCTTGTTTATAGTGTGAGTTGGGAGTGCGGAAACAAATACCTTCGCCTCCAGATTGTTCTGTATCAAGAAATATGTCGAACAATCTTTCAGGAGTTGTATATGCAGTAGGATATTCAAATACAAATGGACAATCAGACCAACAATTTATATCTTTATTGATTGACCATATTCTTTGTTCATAAGTTGCTCCCTCAATATTAAAATTATCAAGAACATGAAATTGAACCAAATCTGAATCTTTGTGTTCTCTGCTCATTACAATAGATTCTATTTGTTCATATTTAAGTTCAGCATTAAATAATTCCATATCATATCCAGTAGGTAGGCTATATGACCTTATTCTAATACTTGAATTTGGAATTGGTTTTAATGTTCTTGATACTAAATTAGTAGAAACTTTTAAGGCTCTGATTCCGTCTTTCTTCTCTGTTACAAATACTGGGTAACGAAGTTTCTTCATTGCTTCTAAGATATTTTCGTCAGTATGCTCCACTTTAGAAGGTAGAAGTGAGGCAGCGAGCATCGGCCTACGAAAATTTATCATATAAAATACTCCGAAAGTTCTTCCTCAGTTAGGAAGAAATACTCCATGTCATCATTCATAACTCTATAGACATACTCTGAACTCCAGTCTATATTAGTAAATATATCTTTGATTTCCAAAGAGCCAAAATAGACATTGTTATTTATCTTTTGGAATAGTTTATATTTGGGTGGGTTTAAGGGTGTCATTCATTATCCTCACTTTCTACTAGGTTTGGTTGTTCTCCGTCCTTAGAATCTTCTGTTGGCATTTCTTCAACTATTTTTCTAGCTAACTCCTTAGCTTTAACATGATTCGTAATTAAATCTTGCCAACTTTCGTGCTGCCTTACTACTTTACTCAGACATTTAAGTCTATGGGTCACAACAAATGCTTGCTGTTCCTCCACTGTCCCTCTATAAAACAGCAAAGTTTGTTCTGTATCGCTGAGACTAGTTAATCTAGGGCATCTTCCTACCCCTTGAACCATTTCTATTGGACTCCAAGTAGGCGAAATAGTAGCTTTTCTTGGCCGCACTGGAACTTTAGGAATATCTTCAACTATAGCATAACCATTCTTTTGATGCCTAACTTTCTGTGCTACCCTCTCGTCAGAGTGATGGAGAGATAAGCCTACGCCTCCAGATTTAAAAGTATGGATGCAGTATAAAGACTTCCCTGACTGAAACCTATCAATTTCTTTCTGTCTCTGTTCTTTTGATTGCCCACCTAGTCTTAGATGCTCAGGTAAATCCTCAAGGATTCTTTCTTCTACATCTTCAAGCATCATATCTTCCATAGATATTCCTTGAGCCTCAAATAGTGCTTGGTTCTCCAAGACTTTAGCTTTCAATTTCTGCTTCGCTGTAAGTTGTGTCTGTCCTCCACCCCACACAAGAGATATAGAATCTCTGCTTACTCCATATTCTTCAGTTAGAATCTTAACTATTGCTATAATAGTTTTCTTAAACTTCACAGCAGCTACAGCAGCATTACCTGCCTTCACATCTTCATACATTCTTTTAGCCAGAATATATCTTTTACAATACTCCGCTGCCGCAAGAAAAATACCAAGTTCTACTAAAGCTTGAAATCTAGGATTATCTATGACTGATTCTTCTAACTTAGCTTTCCTTGCTAGGTATTTCTGCCAAGCATTATCATACTCCTGCCTCGACTCATCAGAATCAAAATCAATAATCTCAACCTTATTAACTGCATTAAATTGCCATCTAACACCCTTAACTCTAACTACATAGTCATCCAAATCTTTCATTAATCGCTCTACAGCAGCTTCATTATATTCATCGGGCGGAGATGGAGCTGCAATAGCAGCAGCATAAGTTGGCCAAGTGGCAAGTGAGAGACGAGTTCCTGGAATACCAGTGATGTGAGATATATCTTTCTTCGTTGCTATAGCAAATGCTTTCGCCTCTGATACACGGGTAAATGGAGTAGCAGAATAATATATTTGTATAACTGGAATCTTAATAGCTGAGTATTGAATACAAATTTTGTGTTGGATACTATCCTCATTCTTTACAGCCTGACATTCATCTAAATGAAATCTAGCTGGATGAATCATGGGCTTCCATTCATACTTCTCCACTTCTTCCCCATTCTCTATTGCTGTCCAAGACTTAATCCATATCTGTCCAGCACGAGAACGAAGTTGCTCAATATTGATAACTTCTGATTCTATTACAGGGTCAATCCCAAAGAAATTCTTAAATACTCTTTTATCTTGCTCAACAACAGTCGCACGGGTAACATTAATACATTTAATATGACCCCAAGTAGTATCTTCTAAGAAATTAATATCTGCTAGACGCCTTTCTATTGCACCCTTTATAAATGTTTTACCCGTCCCAGTAGATGCTAGAACTAGGATACCTTCTTTCTTTTCTTTGATAACTTTTTGTAGGACTTCTGCTGCTGCTTTTTTCTGAAAATAATACAAGAACGCTCGTTCTTTAGGACTTTCAACGAGTCCGTAGTTGTTGTCGTTAGAGTAGCCTGATTCATCCTTTACAACATCCTCTTTAATCTTGCTTGAATCTGCAACTCCAACTGTGGATTTATTATCTGTGATAGATATACTACCGTTGACTTCTTTGCTTTGTATATCCGAGTTTTCTTTCTTGGTTTGTATGTTCTCATACTTCTCCCTTATTTTATTCTCTACATCATCAGTTAATTTCTTAATCCAATTCTTAACATCTTGTAGAGAAACTGGTTTTATTACATCTTCTGGTTTGAAAGTGGCGCGAACATAGTCGTCAGAGAAGCCTGTAAACTTGTAAATATCATTCCATGTTTTGATATTCTGAAACGAATATTGAGATAATAGTCTATTACCTATTCCTTTGACTACTTCTCTTTGTTTGGAGTCGGCTTTTTTCTGAGTCAGTTGTTCTTTGGTGAGTTGTTCTGGCATAAATTATGGTAAATCTTTTTCCTCAGTTATTATTTTAATCATCCCAAATACTTCTAGTAATTCTTTATTCCCCTTCTTCATTAGAGTATATGCTAACCCTCTAGCATCTTCAATATACATTCCTGAAGTTTTAGATATGGCTTTAGACAGATTAGCTATATTCGCCTCAAACATCTGCCTCTCAATACGTTGCTTATGTGACCATTTCTTAGCTTTATAGTATTTCTCTTGTGAAGTTTTCCAGTCAGGATAACGCCATAATTGTGGAAATTCAAGAGGTTTATCATCTTGGTCAGTGAAAACTACTTTGTAAAGTAGAGAATCTTCAAGACGAAAGTCTAGTATAGCTGCAACCGAATGACTAATAGTAGCATTAGACCATCCATTATCATAGTCTCCTAGTATACAGAATATTAAATCATTAAGTGGAACTGTAACTTGTTGTTCTTTTATTTGCTTTTTAATCACTATTTATCCTTTTTCGTGGCGGTGATGGCTTCTGAAAATGTGTCCCAATTCTGACAAATATCACATTCACATCCATCTGGAAATTGTGATCGCCTCGGCCTTTTGTTTGTAGGATTCGAGTTTGGTTATTGTCTTAACAGTTTGCTCACGGAAATAGTTGCGCTGTCTAATAATGTTTTGAAGCATTGTGGCCAAATCATATTTCTTGTGTTCGTTTCCTGTTGCCGTGTTCAATTTCAACCAGACTTCGAGGACATCCCTCTCATGAGATTTGGTGATGAGGGTGGTGAGTTCTTTAATTGAGTCGAGATAGTTTAAATCGTTGTGAAGTCTTGAAATCAACTCCCTCGCTTCCTGTTCGGCGGTTTGGTTGTGGGTGGTCATATAGAGTTTATATCTCTTGGCTCTTTACCTAATTTTCTGGCTGTTTCATGCTCCAGTTCAATCCATTTGATACGCCAGTAAGTTTCACGTCGTTGCCCAAACATGAAACCAACAGAGAAAAATCCAACAGCCACTAAAATAATAAGCAATGGTATCATAATCCCTCCTTTGGCAACTCGGTTTCGAGGCGGAGTTTGTTCCAGTTGGTGAATACAATTAATGCATTTTTCTTTCTACAATTACATTCAGCATACTCATTATATGTAATCTGAGATGAGCAAGAAGAATGGTGTGGCATAGTTCTAACTGCTTTTGCCAACTCATCCCCACACTTCTCCAACTCCACTATTCTCGCCTGTAAGGTTGAGGGGGAGGATTGGAGGGCTTTGACAAATTGTCTTAAAACAAAAAGAGCGTCGTCTTCACCCTCGTTGCCAGTGAGTTCAAAAACATAATCGTCCAAAGCTTGGTTGTAGCCATGTTCAGGACAATTAACTTGTCCGTTAATGGCACAATCAGCACATTCTTGCCACTGCTGTGGAAGCGGAGCGCGGGTGTCGTTTGGCCAAACTTCAACATGAGGTAATCGTTGAATTACACGCCAAGTGCTTTTGTCATAAGTCTTATTCATCCATTCAACATTATTTACCCTGTTAGGGTCGGCTTCATTCATATCATACCAGATTCCATTTTCGTCTTTGTGCTGAAGGATAAACGGACATGGAAGTAATTTAGTTTTCATAAATAATCAGTAACTAAATGCTCGGCACTAACAGATAGTTACCTACTAATGCCGAGACTTTAACTACTAGTTTGACTGATTACTCTGGGCTTGTCGTTTCAGTTGCAGCCTCTTTAGAACGACGAGCCTTACGTTCCTCAAAGTCAGCTTTGTAGGACTTAAGTGTTGCACTAAGAGACTCCATTTTAGTCTTAGCATTAGCAAAACGAACACTAGCTTGTGAGATTAGTGTCGAATCACCAGATGCCATAGCATCAGTCTGCCTTTGAACAGCAGCCATAAGTTCACCAGAAGTAAACTCATTAAACTCAGCCACTGTTGATTGATATGCTTCATTCAACTCTGAAAGACGCATTGCAGAAGATTTGCCCTTTTGCCAATACTCAAGGAATTTTTCAACAGAGAAAATACCATCAGCCAAACCACCAGCTTTTTCTGTGTCTTTATCTCCTGTAGCATCATCAGCAAAATCTTGCCCAAAACGCTTGAAGATAGTATTAAGAGCAAGTTTTACATTTTGCTTTCCCCACCAAGTAATTCCTTCTATAAAGGGTTTATCTTCAGCGGGAGAAGACTCTGTTCCATCAGTTTGAATTTGAAATGCCTGATAAGGTTTATCTTTCCAAGCATCACGTTTGCCCATACATAAAGTTAATGTCGCATCAATTCCATTGCGATTAACCATAAGTGGGATTGATAGTGGGTTATTACTCATATTTGTGTTCTATTTTGTTTATTTGTTCATTGTTTGTTATTACCTGACAGAAGAAATAGAAGTCCGTGCTATTGGTTGTTCTTTCTCAGACTGTCACCGTAAATGTGTGTTATAGCATTTTGTGTGCCATAGGTTGTGGTTAGATAAGTTTGAAGGAAATTAGTGATTAATCTTGTTTAATAACTCTATTGGCCTCTACTTCAAAAGAGTTAAAATAAGCTGGTTCATTACTTAATGATTTAACAGTTATTATAGTTTTATCGTGATTGTAATGTGAAAATTTAAAACCACATTTAATCCAACCATCTTGGTTATTTGGTGGTTTTATCATTACTTTTTCATTAAGTTCAAACATATTATTAATCTTTAGGAAATTCTCCTACCCTCATTCCACCAAAATGGACGATAGTTCCTAACTTATAAATAGGAACATTTCGTTCTAATAGAACTGGTTTAGGTTTATTAGTTTGTTTGACAAAGATATTAGCTTTCTTTGTGCCAATATAACGTATTTCTAATGTTTTTGGTGATGGCATAAATTTATAACCACTTACAACCTTCGGATTTACATTCTATTAATGCTTGCAGAATACAGTCGGCGACTAATAATAGAAGTTCATCTTCGTAGTAGTGGTAGTAGTGGTAGTAGTGGTAGTAGAATTCTTTCCACAACTTATTATCTAATTTAACCAGACTTTCAAATTTTAATTTCCATTCGACTAATTTTGGATCTTTACTTATTTCATAATGTTTCTGGATTAAGCATGGCAAAATTCTTTTTGCTGATATTAGTTTTAATGTATCTTTAAACACTTTTTGGTCAATTTTATCTGAGCCTAATTGAGCAATAGCTAATTTTCTCATTCCCTCTGCTCTTGCTTTAGGGGATGACCAATTGCAATCATTAAGAGATATTTTAGCTAAACGAACTTCACCTCCTACACAAGGAGGATTATCTCCATGTGGAAGACCCAATTTAAAGCATATCAATGCTTCAACGCACATTTTTCCCTTCAATAGGTTTTCCTAAACCTTTAGTTAAACCTTTATCAAGAGCATTATGTATATCATCTATTAATTCTTTTGTTATTTCTTTCATGGTTTCCTTAACTTGTTAATTCCTAGCGCGGCGAAAAAGAATGAGATTGATAAGACTAAGATGTTGAATGTTAGGCAGTTTATTATATGTATCATACTTTAGGTCTCCTTATTAATTCTTCCCATATTTTATGGTTCTCCTCTTTCATTTGGAACTATTATCATATATCTTTCACAAAATTAAAACCAAAAACTCTTAATACAGTTAAGCCTGTTGAAAATTCTACTTTTCTATAGAACCAATAAGACCATGTTATACAATGATTTCGTGGAGAATAGTAGTGGTATTTGTATTTTGTTTTGTTCATAAAGAGAGCCACAAGTGAGACTTGAACTCACATTTACTAGATTGTCAATTACTATTGCTTTCGTTGTTCTAGTTCTCTAGCCAGTTGAGATATTGTGGCATTTGTAAATAATTAAATGGAGTAGTGAGGTCACAACATATTATTGAGATTAGTGTTCTAATGTTAGAATTGCTCAAATTGTCCAACAATATTTAGTTATCACTACTCCATTTAATCATCTCCGCCCTCATATAAGCAAGTTTTGTGCCAATAGTTATTTAATAGTTATTGTGGTTGGTATTGTGCATGTTGCCACATGGCATTAACTATGGCGACTTCAAAGCCTAAACCATAATCTATATTCTGTGATAATAGTCTTCTAACTTAAATGGATTATTAATTTTGAATTGTTTTTCTAAAACTTCAGAGTCATGTTTAAGAATTTTAATAACCAGAGATTCACTTATTGAAGCAAATTCTATTGTCTCATGGTCTTTGTCTTGAACTACATAAATAGATATGTAGCCTCGTTTTATTAAACTAATTATTTGTTTTAACATAAATTGTATATTAAAAACTATTCTTCGACCTAAGAAACAATTTCTCAACATCCACTAATACTCTACCTTGAGGCTTACGAGATAGACGTTTCATTGCAAATTTAGTGGGTAGTATTTTAGCAGGGCGGAATTGGTGTTTTCGGGCATGTTGAAAAGAGAGGAGTCGTTGAAATTCTTGGGAGTTCATACATTAGTTAATGCTATTAGATAAATATCAGTTAATGATTCTGCATAAATATCTTTATCTTGTGATGTTAATACTTCACATACTGCATTTAATGGTTGTTCTAGTCCACCAAGTAGAGAATTTATGATTTGTTTATCCCTTATATCTAATGGTCTCCATTTTTCAACATCAGATATTTCTGCTCGTTCAAGACTATGGAAATTATTAATGCAAGTAACTCTTGTTACATATTGTAATCCTGATTTCATCATAACTACTAATAAATAGTTATGTTGGTTTGGAATATCAGATTTATCAGTATTCCATTTTGTCAGGTGTTCATTTATTTTGGGATAATTCAGTAATATCATACAATCAACCACCTAATATGTAGGTAATTGCTACTTGGTGAGAATAGTAAGTAGCTGATTGTAGGATACTAATATTTATTGTCCTAAACCTTGATAACTCTAGTTCTTAAACCGTCTGCTCGAATCCTAGAGAACATTCATTAGTAGATTATACTATATGTCGTCGCGCCTTTGCATATCCGCTTCAGACAAGGTTCTGTTAAAGTTCTATCGTGTGTCGTCATGACTGTTATCTTGCAAAGTATAACAAGGAGTATTAAGTCGATGCCTTTATCTTCTATAATGCAAGTTTGCTCATAAGATAGATTAAACTGCACACAATGATGTTCGTGTGACTGACAACTATGTACTAAAGTCTTGTAATCTTTCTATAATAGCTATGGCAAATAAGCATCAGGGATTGATAAATCTAATATGATGTTGTAATGAGAAGTTTACTTCTCTGGCTTTGCTATTTACAAGTTTGTGCATACCATAATCTTCAAGTGTTTGTTATTCAATGGTATCAGCATCAAATAAGGCACACTAATAGATATAATGTTGCAATCCTTTAGGTGTTATTTGTCGGACAAAAGAGTAAAGAGACATAGTAGTGAGCTAATATAACAAGCTACTAACTACTATGTCTCTTGTGACTACAAACTAGGCAGCAACTTGCTGTTTTGAGCTATGTTCCTTCACCCATGCTTCACATACTGTTGGTATGGATGCTTCAATCTCACAATCAGCATTTTTTGCTAATTCATTGAACCGCATACCAAAGCAGAGCAATATGGTTGCCGGATTATTAGCTGGTAATTGAACGGTTTCACCATTGCGGCGTGATAGTTTGAACCCCGCGCTGGCTTTCCAGTCTCCGTCTTTCACTACTACATCCTTATCAACTCTGCCAAGTAGAGACTTTATATCACCTACTATCTTTGGCATACTATTGCCAATGGCAGTTTTGAATGGGTTTAGAGCCTTTTCAACTACAATGTTGTCTGTTTTCATGTTAAGTATAGCTATTACTGGTATCAGTAAGAGATTATTCTCCTAGCGTTTGCAGAGTTCTTATGTCTGCAAAGTGATTATTAGCTTTACATGAATTTCCTAGCTTGTGAAATTGATAGAGAGTGTCTGTAGTGAGTTAGACTACTAGACAGTTCTATTGTGTCCACAAATAAGACAGTTAAGTTGTGGGTTCACCCGGAGCATAGCTCCGCCAACCCACTATGAGCCGCTGCAGTTCCCCAGTGAGGTTAGCAGTCCCTCACCTGTAGCATTGCTTCACAGGCAAGTTGAGTATAGCATCCGGTATGCCAATCTAGTTAAGTTGTTTAGTATCAATAGGTTACATTATTGCAGTTTTTATGCCAGTTCTCAAAGTGTCCACTAATGAGTCACTAATAGTGCAGAGACTTAATCATAACTCATTAAGTATTAACACTTTGCCCATTATTAGACACCCTATTCCACTTTTAGGACGGTATGTCCTGTTCTTACACATGTCTTTTGGACATGTCCATTATTGAGACAGTTAGTAACTGGGTGAGGTTAGCACTTCTCATGCCATTATTAGGGACATTTTGTCTCTTTGTATCACGACTAATACAACTCCCTTCCGTATCAGAGACTTAATTTATAAACTAGTGTATAGTAATATATTATGAATACTAATATATTATATTATATTTAATATATTTCTTTCCAACTATAATATAACGTTAATATAACTCCCCACGAGACCATTTTTTCAAAAAGGGTGATACAAATCGAGTTGTATTAGTGAAAGTATGAGATGTTAGAACACTATTAGACAAGCTTTAACTACTTGAAGGACAACACTATACACTGTGTCACAATGACTCCATTAGCTCCACGAATGACTAGCTAACTAGTAGTCATAATAGCTAATAAGTATCTCTACATAAGTATAAGTATCTCTACATAAGTATAACTATCATTAGTTTACCTACTATTAGCAATACTATCATTAGTTAAAATTATGGGTCTATTAGAAAACCAGAAAGAGGAACTCGAACTCGAACTATACCTCTCTCTCGAATAGACCATTTACGAATCCTAAAGTCGTGATATAATAGGGCTAAGAAGGATAAAACAGTAGATAGACTAATTGGCATGAAAAATGCTACTATAGTAAACTAGTGACAGAAAAGGCATATAATTTACTAATAGAAGAAAGAGAACAACTGAAAGAAATGCTTATTAAGGTTAAAGAGGCGAAGCACATTAAGATAATTAAAGAGAAATTAACTAGAATTAGAGAAACAATAACTAAAGCACACAAACAAAGATATAATGAAACTAAATGATTGTGGGTTTCTCTTCTCTTTAGAAGGAGAACAGACTTTGAAAACTATTAAAGCTATAGAACTACATTGTTAAACTAATAAATATTATGAACATTCAATTTCCAACTAATAAGCCTCAAGCAATGAAAATTATAGATATGTCAACCAAGTCTAATGCTAAAGCATATCTAAGTCGTCCACCAGAAGATACACATACTAAAGAAGAATTAGAGGCTCTACATAGAGCAATTATATTTACACAAATGTTTAAACAGCAAGAATCACTTAATAAGATGGATGAAGAAGAGGCTATGGAGCGCCCCTTCCCCTCCGCACTTCCAAATAATATACTATAATGTTGGCAATATTAAACATAATTAAGACTGCGTATGAAGAAGAAAATATGCAGCCAGAGACTATTGCTTTAGACCAATCACTTGAAATTGAGGCGGTTAAAGGGGCACTTATGCAGTGTTCTTCTAAATATAGAAAGGATTGTGGGCAAGATTCAGAAGATATTAATAAACTTAAATACTCATTTGATGAACAAATGAGAGTGAAAGAAGCATTATTAGATTTGGCTCTTAGTGCAGAAGATGAGCATTTAAGAGGTAAACTATTAATTAATGTGAGAGATGATGCAATGGGAAGAAAAGATGTGATAAAAGTTCCACAAGGAACTAATATATTCAATTTCAATCAGCGTATTATGCAAGTTAGAGAGGCGGCTGCGAGACTTACAAATAATATTAAAGGACAAAAGGCTATTAATGTCTAATAACTTATCTCCAGAAGATTTCATAGAAATACTTAATAATAGAAATTTAGGAGTAACTGACCTTTCTCCTAATAAGCTGGAGTCACATGCTACTGAAGTATTGGGTTGTTCTACTTCTTCGGAAGTTAAAGATGAGGCTATGCTTTCCTCACCTGTGACTCCTTCTTTAGATTTTGATGGGATAGATATAGCTAATCCTATAGAACTTTTACTCCTTCTTGATGAAAATATACTATCAGGAGAAGTTAAGCTACATGATTGGCAAATGCAGTTTATGTTAGATTTCGCAAATAGTAAACATACTAAAGATTCTCCATTTCAAGCCTGTTGTCAAACCTGTAATAGTAGTGGGAAAGATAAATATATCATTGCTGCTTGTGCAGTATGGCTTTGTATGAGATATAGAGAGTGTCAATGTCCTATAACTTCATCTTCTGGTAATCAACTTGATAGCCAGACCTCTATTCATATAGACCGTCTTTGTCATAAAGCTAACGCACTATTTGGTAAAATGTGGAAAATTAATTATAGATACTATGAGTTCCAATATACTCTTGAAACAGGGGAAGTTCAAATCTCCACAATTAAACTATTTGCTACTGATGAGCCAGGAAAAGCTGAAGGTTATCATCCAGTTGATGCAGGAAAAAGAATGGCTATTTTCACTTCAGAAACAAAATCGATTCCAGAAGAAATTACAGATGCACTCGAAAGATGCACAGGATTTACACATAGAGTTGATGCATCTTCACCTGGACTTCCTTCTGGTTATTTCTATAACACAGCCTCAACAGCATTACCAAGGGAAGAAATAGAGGATATTAAGTCTTTGACTTCTACACAAGTAATTCTGTATAAAGTTACAGGATATCAATGTTCACATATTACTGAGTCTGAGATAGAACGTATTGCTTCTAAATTACCTGGAGGAAAGAATAATGTAGTATTTAAATCCTCTATTCTAGCTGAGTTTGGAACTACAGATGAAATGGTAGTGATACCTTCATCATTTGTTTGGGCTGGAGCAAGAAGTAAAGCTATTCATATAGCTGAATCTTTTAATACTGGAGGATTAGACCTTTCTGATGGCGGAGCTGAGACTGTGTTAGCTATAAGAAATGGTAATAAACTTATTAAACTTCTGCCATTTAGATTTGAGAATACAGAAGATTCTATAGAATACTTAGAGCAGAAGTTCAAAGAAAATAATCTTAATACTCCAGAAGCACTAATATTTGCAGATTGTTGTGGTATGGGAAAACCTATGCTAAATAGTCTTAAAAGAAAAGGTTGGTCTAATATAAAATATATTGATTCTAGGCACAAAGCTTCAGAATTTAGAACCTATTCTAACAGAGGAACAGAACTATTCTTTAACTTACGAAAGTTACTTGAAGGAAAAGAATTGATTCTAATAGATGATAAAACTTTAATTACTCAACTTTCAACGCGGTATTATAAAATAACAACTTCTAATATTCATGCTTTGCTTACTAAATTGGAGCAGAGGAGTAGAGGTTATCCTTCTCCTGATAGGGCTGACGCTGTGAATTTATGCTTTTGGAATTATAAATCAACTAGAATAGACTCTGAAGAAAGTATAGTAAAACCTTTTGATATTCCAGAATATAAGCCTAAAAATAAGATAGTAGGAGATTTTGATTTAAATGATTGGGCTAATAGGAGTTTGAATAAGTTTAAACCTGAACATATAGAATATGACCAGCTAGATGATTTGAAAGAACAGTTGAGTGAATACAACAAACAACGAAAACAAATGCAACTAAACTAATACTATGCAACCAAAAATAACAGAACTTAATTATCCACCTAAAGTTGAGCAACCTACTTCTGAGCATCATAAGATTATCAATAAAGAAGTAGAATTGTCAAATGCTAGAGGGACATTCAATCCTAAACTTCAAATGCAAGCTAGTAAGAAAAAAGGAAGCTCCTAATGTTCCACCTATGTCAACTCCTCCATCTACTGTATAATTTATGCCAATAGAAACATATAATCCTCAGGCTAGAACCTTTCTAAAGAAGCCTGAGATTAAGATTTGTCCCGCCTGTAATCAACCTTTACCTTCTGATATTAAGCCTATGACTAATTATATGTCTAGATATAATGCTAGAACTGAGGGTGCAAAAGATATCATATTCAATTCTAATGATGATACTATTGAGTTGAATGGTGTGAAACTTTATAAGGTCGGGGGTGAAACTTCTGTTAAGACTGAACAAGTTACTAAAACTCCGCCAAGTAATACTACTGTAGTTACTCCTAAAGTTGCAGGAGTAGTTACTCCACCAACTCCAACTAAATAATATTATGAAAGAAGATGAAGGAATGCAAGAGGAAGAAATGTCAGAATCTCCTGAAGAAGAAAAGGAAGAAGGAGAAGATAATGTAAAGATTTCTGAAGAATTTCAGAAAGAAGTTTCTGAGTTAATTAATGATGCTACTATCCCAGAACTGGATTTTATGTCTAGTCAAATATCTGAGATTAGACAGAAGCTAATGTCTAGCCAGAAGAAATCACATCTTAATACTGCGAACTTTAGCACAGAAGGAATGCCTTCTTAGGTTATGGGAGATAAAATAAAGAAGGAAGTTGTTCTATATGCATTTAATCCAGAGACAGAATATACTTGTGGACAATGTGTAAACAGAATCCCTGAGACAAATATATGTGCTTTATTTGGGCCAGACAATGAAATAAGTCCTGACAATGGTTCTTGTGGGTTTTATGTTCATGAAGATGGAACTAAGTCTGAAATTTATAATCCTGTTATAGGAAATATACTAAAAGTTCAAGCTGGATATGCTGAGAATAAAAAGGGATTTTCTTGTAAAAGATGTGAGTATTTCTTATTTGGCAAGAATGATTGTAAAGAAGTTGATAAAAATAGTAATGGATTAACTCCAAATGAAATACATCCAAATGCGTGTTGTAATAATTGGGAGGCAGATAAAGTTCGTGCAAAAATGGGAACTGAAGAACTGTTGCAGATGAATAGCAATCCAGATAGCAGTAAAGTAGAAGAATTTAGTGTTGAAGATATGCCTAAGTCTGACTAAAATATTATGCCAGATATCTATACAGACTATATCAATAGCATAGATTATAAGATTCTTGTAGATAAAATTAATAATCTAAAAGATATTTGCTTTGACCTTACTGCAAAATCTTTAGCTTCTCGTAGACTTAGATACGCTGAAATTGATATTGAAGTTGAAAGACAGGCTGGTAGAATAGCTCCAGATGAAATGTATGTTCCACAACATATAATTGATACTAATATTCGTCGAGAACAATCTTCATATATTCAATACATAACTCAATCTCCAAGAGCAGTAATACTTAAAGATAAACAGGAGGCATCATTTGACTTATCCCTTCTTGAGGTTGATTTAACAGAGAAATTACGTTGGGATGGATGGCAATTACCAGCCTATGCTAATATAGATGGATTTCAGGCTAATGGATATGGAGTGTGTGAGACTATTTATGATACTAATAATCCTGGTAATATAGGTAGAGAGTATGTTCAGTTTGGAGATTTTTCATTCATAGCTGACACTAGAGACTTACAAAAAGTAGAAATGCTAGGTAGAGCATATTATTTTACTAGAACTAAACTTAAAGAATTAATTTCTAAAGATTCAGAGAATGATAAATGGGATTCTGCACAAGTTCAAAAAATAATAGATTCTGAACCCAATGATGAACAATCAAATACTTACTCTGGAACTACAACTATTAATCGTAGTCTTTTTAAGATATTAAAAGTAATGTTTAGAGTAAAAGGAGTTGTTCAGGTCGGATGGGCGTGTCCTAATTTATGTGATGGATGGTTAAGAAGTCCACGACCTCTATTCTTAGGCCGCCGCAAGATTAATACTGATTCTGCTAAAGTTGGTAGGTTTATAGGTAAAGTTCCATCTATAGCTCTTAAAAAGATAGTCCCATCCCTTAGTGATAAGTACATAGAACAAATGAAGTCTGGTATCCCACCTTCTGATGAAGTATATGAGACTCAGTATCCATACTTCTTATATCCGTATCTTATATCAGAGAATGATACAATTGCTAATTTGAAGGGCAGAGTATTTCTTGACCAAGATGTTCAGAATGCTGCTTCTTCTCTAATATCTTCTACACTCACTCAAGCCAGAAGGGCATCAGGGCTTTACTTCTCTAAAGATACTACTGACCCTAATGACGATTTCTTAATGCAGAAGAATATTAATTTTAAGACTGGTGCATTGATTAATGGTAAGGTTAAAGAGTTTTCACTTACCCCTCCTGACCCATCTACCTATCAAGCTATTAATATGCTAGTCTCTCAGAATCAGCAAGAGACTTCACAAGTTAATTTTGCAGAGAATAATAGGCAGGGAGATTCGAGAAAGACTGCTACAGCTATCAAAGCCTCAATGTCACAGCAGCAACAGTTGTCTGGAGTTCAAGTAACATTATTTTCTATAGCTACTAAGGCTCAATATACATATGAGTGTGAGATTATTAAGTCTCGTGTTCTTGCTGGACTAATTAAAGTATCTCCAACTGTATTTCCATTATATCAAAGAGAATGGACAGTTAAGCCTTCTGGAGATGTGGATGTTATTGAGAAACAGCAGAAGATTCAAATGATGCAACAAGCATGGCCAGTATATCAAAATACTCCTGCTGCCCAAGCATTTCTAACTGACTTAACAGAACTAATGTTTCCTGATAATGCTCCTAAGTATTTGAAAGCATTTAATGATGCTCAACAACAAAAGCAATCTCAGCAAGGACAAATGATGCAACAAGGATTACAAATAGCCAAGTCTTTAGGAGATGAAATTGTAGATTTGTCTAAGCATCCTGAAATGTTTAGTGAAACTGGAAGGGTTCACATATACCCTAAGATTCAAAGTGCCGCACAGCAATATCAACAGATAGCACAACAGCTAACACAACCTCAACAAAAGAACAACTAATAATTATGGATATTACTCCTGAAAACATATTAAGTGCTGAGCATAAGGCATGGTTAGTTCATCCTGTGACAATACAATTACTTAAAAATATAGAAAAGCATAAGAAATCATTTGTAGATTCTTTATCATTCTCAGCAGGTAATAATGATTTATCTGATTCTCATTTTAGAAATTTATCTTATGGTCTAAAAACTATAGATGTGATTTTATCAATAACAAAAGAAACAACCAAATTCGTTCAATTATCGGAGAAATAATATTATGGCAGACATTATAGTTAATCCAGCACAATCTAATGTGGGCAAACCTCAAATGCCTACTGAGCCTACTAAAGAGGCTAAAGAAATGAAATTTGAGTTTAATCCTTCTCTTATTAGTGAGAGTGGAGAATCTACTATTACTATTGACAAAAAGCCAGTTGAAGAAATTAAACCTGAAGTTAAGATTGGAGAGGAGAAACCAAAAGTTGATGATACTAAACCGAAAGAAGAAGTTAAAGTAGAAGAAAAACCTAAAGAAGAAATTGAGAAAGAGAAGAAAAAGACTGGAATTGAATCAGTTCTTAAAGCTCCTAAAGATGAAAAGAAAGTAGAACAGAAGAAAGAGGAAGTCAAGAAAGAAGTAATCAAGCCTATCACTCCTCTAAAGAAAGATGAACAAGATACTTTCGATTATACTAAATACTCTACTGAGCAGCAACAGATTCTTAAGCAAATGTCTAATACTGCTAAGAAAGAGTATGCTAAAGTTATTGATGAGAATAAACAACTTGCCGCTCTTAAAGACTCTCAGTATCTACAACATGAGCAAGGATATACTTTAAGTCCTGAATTTCAACAGTTACAACAGAAACAATACTTTGCACAGAAGGAAGCTGAAGTATGGGAACAGGCATTACTTAATATTAAGGCTGGAAAACCATTCCAAGATATTGTTGGATGGAATCAAGACGGTTCTCCTAAACTTAGTAATGAGATTCCATTTTCTGATAAAGCAGAAATAAGAGTTAATAATAACTTATCTAAATGTCTTAATGTTTATCAGCAATTAAATGGTGAACTTCAAACATTTCCACAACAATTCAAGCAACGTATTCAACTAGACCAACAAGCTATCAATCAATACGAGAAAGAACATTTCTCTTGGGTAGCTAATCCAGAGTTACTAGAACATACAGTAGAAATAGAAGGAGTTGGAGATAGAAAACTTAAAGATATTATTAATGATGTGAAGAATATGTTTCCTTCTTATGAACGTAATTCTACTGGTGCTAGAATGTCAGCTAACTTAGTTGTTGGACTTATGATTAGAACTGCAGAACTTAAAGCGGCACAAAATACTCAACAAGTTTCAAATATTAAGAAAGAAGAATCAGAGAGAGTAGAGGTATCCTCTGACCATAGAGAAGTAACTAACGGGAGTCATTCTAATGGTAATGTTCCAAAAGAATTTAATCTTGACCCGAAGTTATTAGAATCAATGGGCATGAGATAGTAGATAAGTATGGTTGGCATGATTCTTGCTTACAGTATCTCGCTACTAGAAGTCTATAAGGGCATATAGAGTTAATTGCTTACTAAAGTTTGTTGAAGGGCATCAACTCGGTTGCAAGTTACGAATAACTTGTTATTGAGTGTAAGTCAACAAATAACAATTAATTTAATTATGCCTAGTTTTTATAACCTTCCAGGACAATTTAGTCCAGCAGTTATTCAGGCGAATAATTTATTCGCACAACTTCCTTTCTATTTGGTTCATAACGAGATTCAACAGTATTCAAACTGGAATGAATTTGACCAAATGTATGGTTCTATTCCGTGGCAAGAGAATATGGGTTCAGTGATGGAGGCTGTTACTCCACAGCGTTCACCTGTTGGCCGTTCATTCTTTTTCCCTAATCCTATCACTACAGCATCTAATAAAGATATTTATCAGGTTACTGAAAGTAATGAACAAGCTATTCTTTATAAACACAAGTATGGTTCATTCGTATTTAACTTTATTCCTTCTTTCCAAGTTTTCTGGGATAAATATATTAAGTTCAATTCTGATGATATTGTTAAGCAAATTGCAGTATCTAATAATCAGTTTATTGAAACTATCATGTGGTTTGCAGCTAACTATGTTTATCTTTGTGGCACAGGATTAGTTGGTGGTGCACCTACAGCTTATGGTAATATAGCTCTTAATGCTGCTGGGTCTAAGACTGCTGCGTGGCTCATTGGAGTTACACAAGGAACTGGTGGTAATACAGGAGCTATTCAATCTTTGCGTATTCGTGACGTTTATCGCGCAATTATGAATCTTCAAGATGACCTTGGTGCGCCTTCATTTAATGGCAGTAAGAATATGCCAAAGGATAATGAGGGTTTGAAAGGTCGTTATGCTTTGTTCTGTGGTTCTGAAGATTGGTTTAACTTTACATTTGACCCTGATGTTAATGGAGTTAATGGTGTTCAAGGTATGCTTAAAACTGTGAACCTTGATTTATTGTTTAATGACTTCAAAGGTTCTTTGTTTGGAACAATTACTTGTAAGATTAAAAAGTATCCTATTCGTTTCTCGTCTGCTGCTATTCTTGATGGTGCAGGTAATACTTTGTGGGCTGCTGGATTTCCAATTGACCCTGAAATATTTGACCCTGTAGACAATAAGTGGAAACCTAATCCATATTACACATCTCTAGTATCTGCTCCATATTCTATTGCATGGCTACTTGGAGATAACTTCATTAAAACACTTAAAGTTGGCCCTCCTCCTAAAGAGTTTGCCACTAAGAATATGTCTGGAGAGAAATTCTATTCTCTAAGGTGGAATGGTGAAGTTCGTCTAACTGACCAACTACTTATTACTAACTCTGATGGAACAATTGAAATGAATGATTTCGGTGAGAATTTACAACTTAAATCTCAACTAACCCATGGAGCTATAGTTACAGAAAGACGTTTCGCCTTCCCTATGATTATTGCTCGTTCACGTCCAGCAGTTGCTTCTGTATAATCTAACTATAACTTAATAAACATATGATTCGTAAATATACTATACTTGCCCTTCTGGGCATTGGTCTTGCAAGTTCAGCATTTGCTAATTCTGTTAGCACTGTAGTTGGACCTAATACAATGGGTCAAATTCTTGCTATTAATAACTTGGCAACTGTTAATCAAATAGTTATTGCTGCAAATACAACTAATGTTAGTGGGTTATTTATCGACAGTCCAACTAATAAGTTGTCATATATTACTCCAGCATACTCTAATACACTTAGTGTTGCTACTAATTGGATTACATTAACAACTAACTATTATGGAGTGGCTACTGCTACTACTAATATTGCATTGTATGACCAGACTAACAATCTAGTTCCAGCAACTACCAATAACTATAATCAAGTTATTGGAGTTGCTACACTTGCATCAACCTCTAGTAGGTATGACCAAGTAAACTATTATTTCCGACAAGGAATTTGGTTTACTAATACCTCTCTTGGTATTGCTACTGTTACTGTAACATATCACTAATCAACTAAACTAATGGGAGTATAGAACTTAACACTCTATACTCCCACTTTATTTATGCCACTAAGAGTTGCAAATTCAGTAGAGAAGAATGTAGTTAATATTCCTTCTGAACCAGTTGTATTAGTAGATTCGACTGCTAAAGATGTTTTACCTAATGCTACTGCATTTGTAGGTGAATTAGCGGGGAGATATGTTCAGAATGTAGGAGCTAACGATACATACTATTCTTTTGGCTCTGATTGTTCACCAGTAAACTTTAATGGTATTCTTTCTAAGCCATCATCCACTAATACTGATGGATTTGGTTCAGGGCAGCAATTAGATGCTTCAAACTGTGGACAGAGACTATCTATGTATTCAAGAGGCGGAACTACTATTGCTATTACACTCCTAAAGAGGAATGATAATGCTTCAGGGCAAGGTAGTATATTGTGATGAAAAGATTTCTAGTTATACTAATACTTAGTTGCGTGACTTCTAAGGGTGCTGGATTGGTTAATGGCACTATTAGTGCTAATCCTGGAACTTCTGGAGGTGGTGGAGGAAGTGGGGCTACCAATTTAACTGGTGCAATTACTGGAAGTGGGACAGGTTCAATAGTTACTTCTTTGGGAAGTGCAGCAGGGACTAATGATGCTAGGGCATTAAACTTCACCGGCGTTGTGACTGCACCTAATGCCGGTAATAGTTTTAGTGCTAGTAATGTGTTTGTCGGCAACACATTCACTTCACCACGAACGGAGGCGAATATTTCGCAGTCACTAAAAAATGTTCCATGGTGCGGTGTGGACACTTATTACCCATACAATACTGGCGGCAACAACAGCTATTCAAGCGAGATGCACGTCCTTCAAATCGCCACAAATTTAATTGGAAGCGGCCTTTACAACTACGGATACAACGTGGTTCTTATTGACACAGGTTGGAATTATGGACGGCTGCCTAACGGGCAACTTACCTACACGACCAACCAGTTTCCAAACGGTGTCGCATCAGTGATAGCGAGACTTCACACAAATGGATTCAAAGCATATTTGTTCTACGGCGAAATTGGCGGGAATGGAACTGGAGGAACAAATTTGGTTTCCCCAATCGTTCCAATTTTCAGCAACACGCCAATAGCTTCCGTTGATTTCTCAAACGATATGTCTCTATTCGCCTCATGGAAAATTGACGGGCTTGTTTTTGCTGAAAACACGGGTGCATATCCGGGTGGAGATCCTGTAGTTCGAGCAAACATGGAAAATTGCTCTTATTGGGCACGAAAAATTCTTCCGTCAATTTCATTCACGCTGGTTGACCAAGCTTCGACCAACGTAGATTACGTCTATGCCTTTCCATCAAACATTGCCGGAACTGACCCCGTAAATGGTCTGCCAGTAAATTCCAATTTAAACCCCGGACGTTTTTTCCCTTGGGAAGTTTCAGATTGTGATTACCTGAATGCGGACATGGAATGGTTGGCGGCAAATTCGTTTCTGGACGGATTCATAAATCATTTTGTTTTGTCTCAAAATTTGGCAGGATTTTGGAATGCCAATCGCCACCCATTTCTTAACGTGATGCAAGGTTGGTTTTCCAGTGCAAATGTTTTTGATACGGTTCAAGGCAGACAGCAAATGTCGCTTTGGGCTTTGGCTCATAGTCCGTTCATAATCGGAGATGCCTGGGATTTTTGGGGCACGAGAGGAACTTCGTTGACCAATGCCGCCTGTTTGAAAATTCAGACAGACCCCGCATACAACAACATAATATGGCTTGCTCCGCTGTCATTTTACAATGGAGGCACAAACAGGTTCGGAACGAACGTGGACGTTGGAATTGAGCCATTATCGGACGGTAGTTCTGCGTTACTGGTTCATAATTACAGCACGAACCTTATTGAAACTGTGACCGTTCCGCTCGTCAACACAAATTATTCCACGAATGTTTTCAATGGTTCTTTGTCGGGTTGGATGGGGACAAACAACCAGCAATATCTTGAGCAGGACGCCTGGAATGGAGACATCACGGAGACTTACACGACATTTGCGCCACCGCATAATACGATTGTAAGCAACGCAATTACGATGACGATTGGGACAAATGATTGTTTCCTAGTAATGTTGTATCCAATTCCGGCGACTGGAGCGAATGTTTTTCAGGTCGGATACACAACGATAACAACAGGCGTCGTCCCCTACGCGAACATCGTGCCGAATGTTTTGACGAATAATTGGGCTGGTTCAGGTGTTGTAGTGACCAATTCAATATCCAGCTATGTTGCAACGGCTGCTCCAAACGTATTAAAAGTCCTTGGCGGAACTGCCTCGTCTGCTTCAACATCGGAAATAAGACTTCAGCCATTGCAATTCACTGGCAGTGAAGGTTTGGCGATGGGAATGTTTTGGAGCACAATATCCGGTGGTTTTTTGAGCGATATTGCAACCGGTGACGAATACATAGACGGATACGACACAGGCCATGCGATT